TTGTCAATGAATAATGTTAGCGAGTCTTTTTTCGTCTAAAACTCAACCACCATCTACACCTCCAATGTCTCCTATGGTGACTAGATCTATGACACGTAGTTCATCAAGTGGATGGTCAACTGCTTCGCAAGAAGGAACCTTAGATTACAAATATGGTGTTATTTCAGGAGCACAAGGTTGTGCGATTATTCCCTCTTTGATTGTTCAAGGTTTAACCAAACAAAGAGATAAACGTTATGTTACAAAAATTTTTGTAGACGAAGCTGCATACAAAGAGGAAAAAAGAAATAATGCATTCGTTAAGCAAATTGATAGAACTAATCAGTTTACAAATGTAAGTTTTAATGAAGACCCTATTGATTTAAGTCTTCTTACAAAAGAAGATATTAAAAACTGTGGACAGATTATTGGAACACGTGCAGATCTAGCTCTAAAAAAGTATGTAAATTACGAATATCTTGGAAAGTCTCTTTACACAATTATGAGTCATAGTATTGAATTAACAAAGGGTGATGCAGATGATATTATATATGGACTTACGAAACTAATTACTAAGGTTTATTTGATGAATAAAGGTGAATTAAGTGGAGGTACTGTTATATTTCACAATGATTCTCATCGTGGAAATATTATGTACAATCCCAGAAACCATAATGTTTATTTAATCGATTTTGGTCTTGCTACAATTGGCGCTCCTAGAAAAGGAGATTTACTTGGAGATATGACAAAACTCACAGAAACTACTGGATTTATGGTTACGTATATTTTATCAACAGTTCCAGACTTATCTGAACGTAAAAAACAAGCTTTAACTAAATATTTGGCATTTGTTAATTCTAATTATCTTGGAAGAGCATCTGCTCCTAGAGGATTTGTTCCAACATATACAGCAGAGAGTATACTAAAAGCTAGTCAAGATCTAACAAATGAATTTCAAGATGGTGGAAGCCGTAGAAGAACTAAACGAACAAAACTTAATAAGACTTTAAGAAGACGAAAGGTTTACAGAAATATGCATTGATTCTAGTTCATGAATTGTTAATCCTAGAGCATATGGAGTTGTAAGAATTACAGATTCTAATTCAGGATTCGCATCTAATAATCCACTTTCAGGTTGAAATAGTAATTCTGTTTTATCTGAGCGTTCCATCAAAGATTCATTCAAAAACTTTGAAACTCCATGAGTAATTAAACAATCACGTTCCATTTCACCAATACGTAATCCACCATCATTTGCTCTTCCTTCAACAGGTTGATGAGTTAGTAATTTTTTAGGGCCAGTTGCTCGATAATTTAACTTATCTTCTACCATGAGCTTAGAACGAATATAGTAAGTTGGTGCCATAAATATTTCCGCTTCCATCATTTCACCTGTTTGGCCATTATACAGTACTTCATGTCCATATGGATGAAACCCTGCTTTCAAAAGTAATTCAGATGTTTCAGAAACTCTATTTTGAGTACTGAATGGCGTAGAGTCAATTAATGATCCCATTTCAAGACCTAGTTTGGTAGACATAGATTCAATAAATTGTCCTATAGTCATACGAGAAGGAAACGCATGTGGGTTTACAATCATATCAGGTCTTAATCCCTTAGCTGTATAAGGCATATCTTCTTCACGAACACGTAATCCAACTGTACCTTTTTGTCCATGACGTGCACTAAACTTATCACCTAGAATAGGAACACGATGTTCGGCTATACGAATCTTAGCAGCTCTTAAACCAGTTTTAGTAACATAACGATATACTGAATCTACAAATCCTACTTGACCTTTTTTAGTAACCTTAGAATTATCCATATATCCAGTAATTGCTCCTGATGAATTCTTATTAGGATAAACCGTGCCAACTAAAATGGTTTTATCATCTACTTCAACTCCTGCTCGAATAATACCATCTGAATCTAGCAAATCATAATTGTATCCTTCTTTGCGTGTTACCGTTTCACGATATTTTGGATCTGTTGCTATATTTCCAAATTCTGTAGATTCAAGTACTGTTACTTCTCCTCTATCAAATGCCATGTTAATAGCCTCTTCTTCAAAATCATAAGAATGATAGTAGGTTGTGTGAAACATACCACGATTCAAAGCAGATTCATTTAGCAAAACTGAATCTTCCTGATTATAACCAGAATAGATCATAAGAGCTACCATAGGATTCTCGCCGTATGGTAGACAACCTAAAATGTGATTGTATACCCATGTTTGAGATAAAGGTCTTTGAGCATAATTTAACCAAGTAGCAATTGTATCAAATCGTTTAGAAAATGCAGTATTATACCAACTACATGCTTGCTTTAATTGTTGGCAACTAAATGCATTACGTGTTCCAGGATCAAAATCACAATTTGGAGAAACAGAAGCAGAAGCAGATAGAATAGTTATTCCATGAATTTCAGATTGAAGATTTTGATTAAATGGTTCCATACTAATTCGTAAATTCTCAGTTTCAGCTGCGTCAATATAATCCATATGTTTACTAGAAATTGTTTCCCAAGAATTAAGTTTTTTGATCTGCTCTGGTTTTACACCTTCTTGGTATACAGGTCTAGCAGGACGTCCAGCATCAGTATAAATTAAATACTCATTCTCAAGACGATTCCAAGAAATAGATATAAATTTAGGAATACGTCCAGCTCTGCGATCTTCCAATAAAGTTTCATTAAGTGAATTTGAATTACGACGTAAAACACCAGTTAAATCTGAATTTAAGTACACACGTGTCCAATGTGGCTCCCACATACTAGGGTTAATTAATGAAAGTGGAATGAACTCTTTATTCTTTTTGATGATCTCATAGATATCACGAGATGGAGAAGCAGTAGAAATAGAACATAATAAAGTCATTGATTTAATTAATCCAATATTACGACCATCTGGATTATCAATCGGACACATAATGCCCCATGTTGAAGAATGAATACGTCTCATTTCTACAATCTTTCCACCTTTATCAACATCCATATTTACACGACGTAATTGAGCTACAGTTCCTAAATATGAATATCTAGCAAGTTCTTGTGCAATACCATCCTTACCTCCCCACTTTCCCTTGAATGATTTTTCAATTTCATACATAAAACTAGAAGCACGCCAATAGTATCCAATATTCTCTTCTTGAAGTAATTCAGCTAATTTCTTACCTACGTACTGCTGCTGTTCAAAATGAATACGAGAATCCATCTCAGTCAACATACGTTTAGAAACTTCTTTATACACACGCCTAAATTCCTGAAAGAATAATTCACCTGACGCAGATAAACGCTTAAATCTAAAATGATCACGATCAGTCTTAGGATTAATCTCTAGAGCAACATCCATAGCCATACGAGCCATGTATCCTAAAAGATAAGCTTTTCTGCGATAAAAAGCAGCTGGTGATTCACCTTCAATTGGAGCACAATGAGGAAACAGTTTTTCATAAAGATTGATATATACTGCTCCTTCTGATCGTGTACGTGTTTGGCGTTTTAGAAAAAGTAAATTTGCATCTTGATTTTGATCTTTCTCTTTTAACATTTCTTGTTTAGTAAATAGATCATGTGATAACACTAACTCTGCAAAAATCTCATCATATTGAGTTCTATCATCTAAAGGAATACCAGCTAGAATAGTATCATAAATATCTTGATCACTTGTTAACCCTAAAGCATAGAATACACTCAGTACAGGTACAGGTTGTGTAAAATCAGGTAATGTAATAACTGCTAAACGACGAGTAGAAAAAGAAGAAAAGTCAGATGTATTTGCTAGTTGTTTAGGATCATCTGGTTTCTTATTTGATGGAGGAATGATTAAAAAATGAGAATATGGTCCTTTTGTACCATCTTCTGAGCTAGATCGAATACCGGCTACATATTCATCTGGTTCATCTTTTGTAGCATCTTCTAATTTGCTTACTGTCTCTTTTTGTACAAGAGTTTTAGTCCCTGAACTCGCAGATGTAACTTGTTTTCGCTTTGAAGCATAAAACATATTTTCAGCTAATCTCTCTTGCGTAAGAAGAACTTTTTCAGCTCCACCAATTACAAAATATCCACCTAGTTCAAAACGACATTCACCTGAACCATATAACTCATCAGATGTCATAGGAGCCAAATAACATAAAGGACTTTTTAACATGAGAGGTATCTGACCCATTAGAACATTTTCAAATCTACGATTCTCAGATACGTTATCAAATACATATTCTACATCTACATTCATGCGAATGTCTAATGCATATGTCTTATTATCTAATCTACACTGATGAGGTAAAACTGCATTTCCAATTTCATCTACAGGTGCGGAATAGAACATCTCATTTCCTTTTTTTCCACCAATATACACTTTGATGAAACGTGTATCTCCAAGATTTAACGTTAGAGGATTTATACCAACAACAAAACTAGGAATTTTGGTATTTAGCATATCACGAAATGAATCAAGATGATGTCGGACAAGTGGATTTGTTGTGTCCTTAAAATATGTATCTAATACGTGTCTAGCAATATCCATTCCTTTCCTTGTAACAAAGAAAGAATGGAGTATGTAAGTGCTGCCGCTTTGACTGCGATTTTTACTGTTATTCTACTTGTGATTTACAAGGTTGTTATCAATCCTCAAATCGTATTAACTCTAGATCCTAAGAAAATGACAAAATGTCCTGATAATTGGAAATACAATATAGCAACCAAATTATGCGAACCTAATGCCGCAACAAGTTGTATGCCGTTTAGTCCAGATGAAAGTACTATTCAATCTGCAGCTGCGAAATGTAATTTAGCTCGTACATGCGGAACCACTTGGTCCGGCATGTGCGGTTAAAGCTTTCAATGGGAATCGAACCCATGACCTACAGCGTGTAAAGCTGGCGCTCTACCTCTGAGCTATGAAAGCAATTGTCGGCCACGGTGGGTTACGATCCCACTACCTTCCGGTTAACAGCCAGACGCTCTACCAAGTGAGCTACGCGACCTTATTCATTTCATGTATTCGTTATTTAAATAGTTTACGCAATAAGTTTGTTATTACTGAATAATGTATGCTGAAACATACAGACCAAACACTTTAGAAGATGTTATAGGGCATACTGAAGCAAAGGATTCTCTTCGAAAATATTTAAGAACTCCTGGTTTTCCAAGAGCTGTAATGTTAACTGGATCACCAGGTATAGGCAAAACTACTCTTGCTTTAGCTGCTGCTAAAACCATGGAATTTGATCCACTTGAAATTAATGCATCTAGATCAATTCGTAGTTATGAAGATGTTGAACGAATTAAAGACGCATGTAGATCGGTTGTTAATATTCATTCATTTATTCGAGGAGATCGCAATAAAAAGACATGTGTTATTCTGGATGAAGTTGATGGTAGTGACCCACACGCACAAGGTAAGATTATTGAATGGATTAAAGATCCAACGAGAAAAGTTCCTATTATTTGTACAGGTAATGAACTTCCAACTATTTTCAAACGAAATACAGAACATATTGAAATTATTCGTTGCTTTCCGCCACGTGGAGCAGATATACAAACACTATTTTCTGATATCGATATTACTGAAATGATTAAAGAATGTCAACATGATGTTAGAAAGTTGATTCATCGAATTCAGTATGGTAATTCAGATCCTATTCCTAAATATTCTGCTCCTCCGACTGGTCTTCCGGTTGAAAAGACGTTTCTGTTGAGACAGAGGATGTTTGACCTGCCTGATTCACTTCTCGAATATCGTGTCGACATACAGGACAACGAACCGACATTGAAAACCAGTTCACGATACAAGGTCGATGGTAAACATGCCCGCACTGCCGAATCCGACATCCTCCAGAAGAAATCGCATCCTGACAAATCGCACAATTCGAAGACGTGTTTGGAAAATCCTCTAGTGAAGCATTGATCTGATTTTGAGTAGCAGTAATATGAACTGGATCTAAAAATGTATTGTTTGGCATACGAAATGTAATAAGAGTTGCCGCTGCTGATACTGCTTGTGTCTGTAAATTGGTTGTATACATTCGATTAATAATGTCAAGATATGACAGTTCATTATTCATGAAACGAGTTAACACTAATGATCTTTGATCAAATGGAATTGCTCTTATTGTAGTATTATCTAAAAAATTATTTCTTCCTTGAACTAATTCTTCAAGTATAGAGAGAAGATCAGGACTTTCATCTATCATTTAACTTCAGTATGATTCTTGTTTGAAAATGGCTCAGCGACGAATAAACATATCCATTGGACCACGTTTATGTTTTGTAAGGTATGGAGCAGTTAGAAACAGAATCGAATCTAGTTCTTTTTCTTTCTTATCCAAAACTTTAAGAGTAGCATCTTCTTCATCTAATCCATCTTCCATAAAGTCTTTTAGCATCTGATCATAATTCAAACGTGATTTGTATCCATCTAATTTATCAATCGCAAGTGCAAATAATTGTGCTACTGGATTCTGAATCTGATTAGAAATATAAAACTCTGTATCAGGTTTCAAACTTTTTTCTTTAACATAATCTACATGTTCAATTTTATCACCTTGTTTTTTTTCATCTTTTCGATTGGATACATAAATATATGGTAAACGATCTCCAACTTGTGGAGCATTACCCGCATCACGTTCTTCCATACGATCTGCTAGAACACGATGAGCAATCTGTCCTGGATTCTTATAATCATCACGAAGCTGTTTTGTAATAATAAACTTTTCAAGAGGAAACTCATTCTTGATAAGTTTTACTAGCATTTCTTTTACAAACTCTTGAGCTGGACGAATATCTCGTTTTTCCATCAGAATATCTAGAGCTCCTCCGAATATATCTTTTACAATAGGTGCATTATCTCGACGCTTTAGAGCAACACCCATAGTTTTACGATAACATTTAGTTATATCCGTTTCATAAAGCATACCTACATAACGTTTACGACAGAACAGAATAAATGGAAACATAGTTTTTTCATATTCAATCTTATGAGCTTTACGACATAAACTTGTAATACGTGCTGCCGATTGTTGGCCTAATTTAATTGATTCTGCTAGATCTTTAGTAGGAAATTTAATAAATATTGAATCTGTATTATGAACAATCATTTTACCAACTCCTGCTTGAAAATGATGATTCTTAGTTGTTAGATCGTATACAAATCCACTATACTCAATTTCGTGCATTTTTTTAATTGTAATTGGATTTCTTCTGTAAGTTGATTTATTACATGTGATTCTGGTAATGAGTGGTTTATCGGTTCTAGTATTCATGGATATATTATACCCAAGTTTGGATGCAATAAAAGCTAATTGTGCTGAAGTAGTTTGATTTTTTTGATCGAATCTTACATATCCATTCATATCTTTATCTCCATCAGCATCATAGAATCCATCCCAAAATGCTTTTTGTATTTCTATTGAACCATTCATAATCCAATCTGGAATATTCTTTCGATCATTTACGTAATATAATTTGCGATATTCTTCAATAAACTTCTTTAAGTCACCATAATTATTAGAAACAGGAACAAGTTTATAAACTCCTGATGAAACTAACGTATTATTAATTACCCAATCAAGATGTGGATGGCTAATTTTACATAATTCTAAATAATGTGTAAGCAAATCAATATTTGAATTATTTAATGCCCATGATGATTTAATACCACTTGGACAATCATATACTCCACAACTTCCATCTCCTACAAAGAATCCAGCAATACGTGCTTTATTAACATCATTACTTTCATAAATAATATCTTGCTTTGGGAAATCGTGATGTAATAAACTATCTCCAATCACTAAATTTTTTGAAGATGCTTCTTTTCCATCTGGAAGAAGAAGAGAATGATCATCTGTTACATCTACAAGACCAGTATGTGTTAACACTCGAATCATCTTTTTATGAGAAGCAAGTATATGTCTTATAATTCTTTCAACAGTTGTCCAACCATCTTCTGTCCAACTTTCTACATTTTTTAATTCACAATATTCCTTATCTCTATCATCACATGTATTCCAAATACCTAATGAACCTAATTCTTCTGGACTCATAATTACTTGAACTCCATTAATTCGCAACATCAAAGGAGTATAAGATGCTACACTATCTCCATAAATAACTTCTGCTCCAAATTCATTTACAACAATAGCTTTTGCATCATATATTTTCTGACGACCAACTGCTGTAGTACAAGCAGCTACTTCCATCTTACGAATTGGAGATGTACGTGAACCACACTGACCGTATACTGAATTAGCTACAACTTTATAAGCTAATTGAAGACCATTCAGAACAGCTTTCTGTGCTTCATCTTCTATAGACTCCATGATCTTCCTAGTCTCTTTCCGCTTTTTGAGTAATATGTCCAACGTGAGAGGCAAAACCCCGATGGTGCGTACATCACTCGTTGGTTGTGCGAATCCACACACTGTACGACCAGTAGGGTTCTTGTTGTCGTCATATGTATCGTAACCGATTTCATCAATTGTATATCCGGCTGCTTTAAGATCTTCTCCATTATCAACTTCATCTGGGTTTCTCTTACCTTTAGAATCGTATGTCTTTACATATACGAGTGTATCTGGAGATAAATTATACGCAATCATATTCGAAGGATATAGTGAATTAAAATCAAGAACTGCGATAGGTTGATCTAAATACATACCAATCTTTGGTGGAAGAACAATCGCACCTTCATATGAAGCATCTCCATCTAGACTTTCTTGAGTCATGATGATCTGATTACGCTTAGAAGCGTTATAGACAACAGCAGAGAAGATCTTGATTCCTTGTCCTCTTAGAAAGATATACTGAATTGGTACGCGACATACATCTGCCATACCTCGAGCATTTACTAACGTATCTAACTTTGCCATCAGAGTTAGAACTAGATCACAATCTTGAATACAATACTTTGCTACTACTGCACGATCATCCGCAGAACCTTTATGTGACGCAAACATGTATTTCACATCAATGTCATCCTTACCAACAGACCATTCAAGTTTCTTAATGTTTTCTTCGGACAGATCTTGAAAGTTATATTCATTCAACTCAATCACAAATTTCTTAGGATATACTTCTAATACTTTAAACTTTGCTCCATCATGGTATGGATTTGAACTATTTGCAACTACATCAAAACGTACAAGATTTCCTACAAATAATCCACGTGTGTTTTTTGTATGAATTTCACATAGTGTTCCATTCGTTATAATTTTACTCACCTTATCACGCAGAAATACATTTGATACATTATCTAATTTATACGAATCTAAGTTTTGTTCACGACGAACACTTAACATTAAATCGATTGGTAAACGTCCAGGCATCTCAAGATATCTAACAGCAAATTTACCTGACGCAAGTTCAAATGTCTTTTTTTCAGTCTTTGCACACTCATGTTTCCAATTATATCCTTCAATACGTCCAAACTTCATTTGAAGACCACAACGACTAGCTCTGTCTGCGATATATCCATCATCAAACCCAAATGTATTATAACCGCACATTACATCAGGATTCTCTTTCTGAATACATCTTTGAAATTGATCTAAAAGATCTTTTTCATTTCGACAAGGAACAAATATAACAGATGAATCTTGTGAAGCACTACATGTTCCAGATACAAATACAAATCTTTTAATATTTGTCAGAAGATCATTTGAATATCTAAAAGAAATACCAATCTGAATAATTTCATCAGTGGGATTAGAAGCAACTGGAAAGTTCCCAGAATCAGAATACGTTTCAATATCATAAGCAGCTACTAGAAGTGGAATATTTTGAGATGAAGCTGATTTAATATCATCATAGTTTACTTCATAAAATACATCTACATTTACATCATCATCTGCATCATAATCATCTGCTTCAAACTCAAATGGAGAAGCAGGTGAAAGATCCATTTCGTGAAATAAACGAATGAATGGTGGAAGATTAGCTTCAAATATGTCTTCTGTCATAATTTTACGAGTTCCAATTCTCATGGAACTTTTTAGTGTTTTTTGAACTGTCTTAAACATCCAAATAGCAGGAAAGGATAATTTCCAAACCTTAATTGGTTTTAATCCACTGAATCCACGCATAGCATCTAGCTTAGATTCTAATGTAATTTTAATTCCCCTAAGTTGCTTTCCAGAAGCTTGTTCTAGAGATCCTTGAACTTGAGTACTATTTTCTCCATCTACCATACGAAGGTAGAAATAAGGTCGAAATCCCGTAAGTCTTACTTGCGCAACTTCACCCTTGTCCGTTCTACCAAATACATCTACTGTGTATTTAAAATTGATATCATTTTCTATCCAGTCTGCTGGTTGAATAACAGGCATCTTACTTTAGTTGTAATTTAGGAGTTTGCTTTTCGTTTTCGAAGTAGCTGCGAGGTGCTTGGCGATTTAAAAAAATATGGTTTGTCTTAATAGGCAAAAAATACATGCGAACCATATCTTCTACATCAGATGGATTAAATGGCTTACAACTAAAAACATCTAGATACATATCATTGGTTTCCTCTACAAAATGTCCGCAGATATTTGAAGTTTCAATCAGCTGAACAAGTGAATAACCTGCTTTATTTCCAGAACCAAAATGATGAACTTGTGGTTCACCATATGGTACCATATCAATTTTCTTGACTAATGCCTTTGTAAAATTTGTAATATTTTTCGAACATCTGATTTTAGGAGGAATACATTGTGATGCGTCGATAATTAGATGATATCCCCAATATGCCATTGGAATAGTTACTCATTTACTTTCTAAATCACATGTAAAGATGTCCTATCTAACCTTTTTTGAAAATACTCGTCAAGGTGAAGCAGCTCGGGATTCTCAAGCCAAATTTAGTCATGTAACTCCTGCTACTCCATCAGGTTGTGGTAATGGTTGGGCGGTAACTAGTATGGCTGGTAATCCTGGTATGATTGGAAGAGGAAATTATGGTAACTCTCCTGAAGGTGGATGCGGGATTGATACAAATAGTGAGTTACTTTTTGGAGCGCCAGGTACTGCTCGTCAGAAGGGTCCTAAGCAAGTATTTCCTAGACCGTATGCCACTACACCTTTTCTAGGTTTAGGAAGTGTGGAGGGGATTGATGATCAAAATAAAGTAGTATACGGTCATGCGACAGCTAATCGCAAAAGTATTCAAACAGTTACTGACAAACAGTTTCCTGTGTTTGCTCCTCTTCTACCTGAGTTGGAATCTGACTACTCTGAATACAGTCAGAATGTAGCGACATTTCTTCCTGGTCGAGGACGGGGATATGCGTCGACACTTGAGAAGAAGAATCGGATTGATCTGTCTTCGTAATATTTTTATCAAATAATTCCATGTTTTTTCGCATTTTCATAAACTCTTCCTGTTCTGGTGATATAACTTTAGGCTTAGGAGCACCTCGTGTAACTGGAACTACTAAAATCATATCAACTGCGTCAATAATATCATTTGTCTTAGAAAGAGCTGATCTAGCCTCTTCCTCAGTACAAAATGCTAATTTCATAACTCTTTCAATGTCACCCTCATTCATTTTTTACTGTTACAAATGTAAATACTGTGAAGATGCGTTTTATTGATTCTTTATGTCCTCCAGCTTTGCTTTATATGCTTTATGTAGTTATCCATACTGGATTAGATTTGGCTCTAGGTCGACTTGCGACAGCAGCCATTAAGATTATAATGGGTGTAGCAGGTGTTATTATCCTGGACTCATTATGTAGTGTTGATTTGGGTATTGTTTCATGGGTAATTGTTGCTACTCCATTTATCATGGTAGCTCTTGCGTCCTCTATTTCACTTGGTCTTGGAATGGATCGTATGGCAGCATCAATGATTAAAGACGGGTTCTCTAATCCTTTAACAGGTGATAACTTAAAGAATCGTGATAAAATTGTAACCCATTTAAAGCAGCAAGATGCGGCACCGGTTTCAACGTCATCTCTCTATTAAAATAAATGGAGTGGCTTCTTTGGACATATCGGCAAATCTATAGCTGTAAACGTAAACTTTGCCCGTCTAGACCAATACCTCGACATGAAGTTCCAGTGAATAAACTACCATGGTTTTGGATAGGAGCAGAATTTCCTCATAAAATAGAAACTGTAACTGATATAGTGAATAATCATATTCAATATGGTAATCAAATAACCCCTGAATTTCTTAGTGAGGTTACAGGATATACTAATGTTAAAATGTGGAGATATGTAGATGTAACAACGTTAGAAGAGAGAGAATTTCCTCCAGGAGGATTCGTAATAGAGAATGTCGCTTGAAATCAACCAGTACTTAATTTTAAATAAAAAAAAGTACTTTGATCTAGCAGAAGAATTTGTAAAACTTGAACAGCTTTTTAGATTAGAAACTCTAATTGAAAAGGTGAGCTTTTGGATTGATATGATTATTTATCCAGTATATATGCTATTCTCTACCATATTTTATAATCAAAAATTAGGTATCCTCACTATTATGTCTATCCACAAAACTGTCACCAAATGGCAACACTATTTTAGATATGTGCAACTGAGATCTGAAATTAACGTATGGAAAGGAATTGTACGATCAGTTGGTGGACCATTTATATCAACAAATGATGATACTTATCATAGCTATGTATACGCAGATGGAATGCAAAGATTACATGATAGGTTATTTAGTTCAAGACGTGTTAAGTTGTGAGTATACATTTTTGCTTAAAAATAATTTGTGTATAGTCTCATCAGCTAGATCCCATTTAATAGAATCTAATGAATTTGTTTTTACAAATAAAATAGTTTTATCTTCATTCCATCCATCTTTTTCAGTATTAATAAAAATCATATTTATTTGTGTTCTTTTATATTTAGATTTAATCAATTCAATAAATGATGGAAGTAATTCTATTTCAGGTGTTTTATTATCATTTTCTACTATAAGACCATCTCGTTTTTGTTGTAGTCTTATAAATAATAGTTTTTTTGCGAAACGACAATACTGTTCAAATCGTTCGATTCGTCCTTTTATTCTAGAAAAAAACTCAGGAGTTACGTCTGATAAAGTGGTAATGTCATGTGGGAATGATAATTCATAGTTAAGGTGATAGACATAAGGATTATTAGGTTTACCGTGTTTCTTAATATTAAATTCTGGTCTATAAAAATCTAATAATTTATACTCTTCTTTATTAAACATAATTTCCCAGTTGTTTTCAATAACATGTATAATTGACCATAATGGACTTCCGATATAATCAAAAAAAGAACCAGTTGATTTTACATGTTTCTTTAAGTATTTTGCAGGATAACAGTTCCATCCCAATGATATAACTGCGTCAAACCTTTTAAATTGTACTGGAAGTGAAAAGAAACTAACTACCATTTATTAAATGATATCAAAAAGATCGATGCTGAGTTTTATTAGAACAAATGGTACAGTTTTAGCTATAGCTAGTATGCAGTATGTAGCGTTGCTTCATTCTAATTGGTATTCACTTTTTACATTTTCTACAATACGTAATTTTACGTTAATATATTTAATTGATAGTTCACCTAGTGAGCCAGTAGATGATATTTATTTTACACCATATGTTCTTCAAGGAGCTGCAGTTGAAGCTGCTACATTAATGTTATTACCTAAATTACATACTTCATACATTTTAAAAACTCTAGTATTTTTTATACCCGTATCATTTGGATTTGAAGTTATAAATGATTTCTTTCATTACTGGGTTCATCGAACAATGCATATGATGCACGATCCTTTTCATAAAACACATCATCATTTTGTTCATGTTAAACCAATAGTTGCATTTTATCAGAATATTATTGATTTAGTATTATCAAACTCATTACCATTTTTAGTAACTTCTTATATTATTTCAATGGCATATCCTTTATCAGTATTAGATATGGCATTGATTCTTACATATAAGACATTTTTAGAAGTAGCAGGTCATTTAGCAGTATCTTCTAATAAGACATCTTGTTTTCCACAATTTATATGGTTACCACGAATGTTAGGTATAGAACTATATTCAGATGATCACGCATTACATCATACCAATAGTAGTTGTAATTACTCAAAACGATTTTCTTTATGGGATAAAGTTTTTGGAACTTTTTTCTCTAAGAAAAATACTAGAACTAACTAAACTTATTCGGGAGCAGCTCCTTCCTCCTTACCAAAAAAGGTACCAAACGTCTTTAATAATTCAGCTCCTTGTTCAATAGCAGGTTTCATCTCTGCTAAAGATCCCATAAGTTCTTTTTGAAGTCCCATAAGTTCTTTTGTATCACGACGCATTCCACCAATCTGTTCAGGACTTAAATTACGATATGCGTGTAGGATAGTGGTACCAATATCTACATGTGGATCGGAAGTCTTAGGAGGAGCAGGTTTTGGGTCTGCTTTCTTCTCTTCAGAATGTTCACTCTTCTTTTCTTCATTTTCAAAATGCTCTTTAGTAACCATAGAAATCAAATAAATCCCTACAATAGCAGCTAATACAGAAAGTGTATGAGACATACCAGTTTGTGTAGCAACAATGTATATTAGTGCAAGCCATACAAGTGTATGTGCTAGATTACGTTGAATTAGGTAGACTGCCGCAGCTAGAAAAAGCCCTCCTCCAATTAACATGTCGGAATTCATCTTATTACTTACTTGTCGTGATAAAACTTCTAAAACCACTTCCAGGTTGAGCTCCATAGTTATTGAACTCACCTTCAGTTGCGAATCCGGGCTTATTAGGAGAAATACCTACTACATCAGCAATTCCACGAGCACCTGTTCCCTGATATGAAGCAGATACTGCTCCATATGCTCCACCACCGCGTTTAGTCTTACGAGTCTTCTTACTCTTTCGTTTACGACCACGTCCATATTGAGTATTTCCACCACGAGATGAGATCGCATAATTTCCCATTTCAGATTCAGCTTTCCAGTTTGCGGCTCCAGGATGTCCTAGATCACCTGCGAATCCGTAATATCCACCCTTCTTGGACTTTTTAACAGTCTTACGACGACCACCTTTAGCAACTCGTTGATGCATTTACTTCTACTTCGGGAATGTTTTCTACCACATCCCAAAATTCATCATCATGTTTTATACATCGACATTCGAATGACTCTCCTTTCGAACGCAAATATATTGAAGTTTTTATATCAGGAACTCGAAGATATCCCTTTCCAATTATCTCGTAACAATCTGGAGTCGCAAGACGTGTTATGGTAAACTTTTGTGAATCATCTTTTTCTACAAAATATCCTGGTTTTCCAATTGTTTCTTCACTATGTTCTTCATATCCTCGAATAGGAACATCTCCTAGATCTGATTTATGAATTAAGTCAATTGTAATACCTTCAATATATGTCGTAAATCTAGAAAGAAGTTTAGAAAGCCATTCGTATCTTTGCTTAAACGTTGAGCAAGCAAAGACACAATTTGAATTATACATCCAAATATCGGATACTACAAAATCTAGAGTTCCGATTTTTTCCACTTTTATAAATGTATCTCCACAAATACGTTCATCTACAATACATGGTAAACGTTTATGTTCTGTAGCAGATATCCATAAACATACAGGAACCTTACCTTCATAGGTAAATACTATCCATCCTGGTATTCCTGTTGTTTGTGGAACTTGAAATGTTTTAAGTCCCTGGGGGACGGGTTTCTTGTATACCAGGCGGTAGTTCGGTGTCCATTCGTAATGATGTTGAAGCTGGCTTACGAGGTTCATACTCTGGTAATTGTACTTCTTGAGGTATCTGTGTTAAAGCAGGTCCGTTTTGCGGAGGAGGTGGGGCAAAAAGCGGTTGTTGAACTACAGGAGCTTGCGGTGGTGAAGGAGTATATACTGGAACATCCCGATATATAACTTTAGGCTCAGGTGGGTAAAGCATTCGTGTTACCATAAATGTTGTAATCTGTAAAACTGCCATTACAACTATAGTCGACAGAGCAATATACATGATATCCTGAATTATCATTTGTTTACACAACGGTTTCTGTATAGTAAGACAAATACGCAAATGAGAACTGTACCAAAAAATGTTCTTGAAGAAATAGCTGAACAGGTAACTGAACAGGTAGCTGAACTCCCTCAGCAAGTTGAGGCAGTAGCAGATAAACTTGATGATCTAGCAGATAAAGTTTTAGATCAACTAGAAGAAAAGGTACCAGGAGTTGCTAGAGTTGCTGAGGTCGTTGACGATGCACTTGTGGGCGTCGCATGTTCTTGTTCACTTTTTGGGTGGATACTTTCTGCGAAAAGAAATCCTCGTTCTCCTGCCAAGTCAACGGTTCTTTCGAGTAAAGAATCCAGTTAACTTGTTCAATATATTCAGGCATTGCTATTACGCCATGCCAGTCTTCACGATAGTATTGCGTCTCAGTAAACTTTTGACGTATTTTTAGTTGAGGAATATAACACCATCCATCATTTGACCAAATGAGTGTAACATTTTTACTTTCAATTGGTTTCTTTAAAATTAAAGTTGATTGTTCTACTTTCGTGTATTCCATTAGTTAATGTAGGCTTGCTTACTGGTAAACCTAATGCTGCCTGTAACCAAGTAGAATGCTGTATACATTCTGTTAGAATAAGTGTATCGTATAACGATCCATGAAGTTTAGCTTCATTTGGTTTTCTTTTAAATATAAATTCATATAGTTCTTTTAATTTTGGAGTTTTATAGTAACCAAAATTTCCAGGTAGTTTACATTCAGATTTTGATAAGAGCATAGCACATTTCATAGGAACATTAAATCCTTTAAAATCAAACTCTAAATCCCATTTAATAGCATTCATAATAACATTATAGTCAAAATTCATATTATATGCCACCATCATATCACATTGTTCTGCCATAAACTCAGACATAACTGTTTGTAAACGATGTCCTTTAGTAGATGCTATTTCATTTGTGATTCCATGTATCTTAATTGAGTCTTCAGGAATATTCCATTTTTCTGGTTTAATAATGTAGTCTTTTTGCTTAGCAATTAGATTGTTTTCTATAATAACCCAAGAAATAGACACTAGATGTGGCCAGTTGTTAGGAGCGTTGATTGCTGCTTCACGAGACTTTGGTAATCCAGTCGTCTCTGTATCAAATATTAAAAGCTTCATTTTTACAGTTTATACATGTGGATCACTTAAATCCGTTTTATTTAAGCAGTATGAAGAAGGTATGCTGCTACACCAAACACTGCGGAGTGTACGGCAAGACCATACGTTGTTGGGCAACCTGCATCTGCAATCTTAAAGAGGTGCGCCATGGAAGGCATCAAATTACCTACAATAGCAGACACAACCTGGTCAACTAACTTATAAGTGTAAGGTGATGAGATTACGAAGAACAATAAGGCAAGAGCAACCGCATGTTTAACTTTTGAACTGAGCATTTGAAATACTGTCACGAGAATGTTTTTTGAGTCTGAATAATTGCTTGGATCCATTGAGGAATATTTGCTACGACCTCGTGAACAACTGTTATATTATGAGGAACCGCATAATGAATATCAAGTGTTGTACTTTCACATATATATTGAACTGCAGTTACTAGGAAACATAGACGTGATTTTAGAAGTGAGGGCGTCCATCGAAGACAATGTATCTTATAAAGTGCTTCTATGTACTCTTGAAGAATTCCTGATTGTGGAGATGACCTTGCTGAGTCTAAAACTGCTTCCCATATAAACCATATTGCGTGAGTAGTAAATTTAGCTTCTATATATTGATTTGATCTAGCCGCACATACAAGATCAGTTTTATTTTGCTTTTTGTATTGACTTGCGTATTTTAGAATCCATGATATCCAATATATTGATTTTGTAATGTCACGTGTTTCAGGTCTTAAACAATAAACTAATTCATTTAATGGAATATATAATTCATATGGATCTTGTTTTTTTGCTAGGTGACGAGCATAATTCGCAGATGGAGATTTAAGATTTTCTTGAACTGTAGCTGGTTGAAAATCATGTTCAGGTTTAATTTTTGGAACAGCTGGTAGTTTGTTTTTACGGCATAACGCAAGAGAAGCAGCTATTTCACAAATAAGAGTACGAACATCCGCGTTATTTCGAATATTCGTCATATTAATCACATCATATTGTCCTTCATATGGTGCGAACTTTTCATACATACGTACTAGATACAAAAATGCATTTGGAGCACCTCGATTAATATGTTTAGCAGTAGATTCAAAGAATGTTTGCCACATAGAATGAGTTAATCCAGAACATAATAATTCAAGAGACCAATAACATGAGTAATCTGCATGACCTAATTTAATATTTTCATCTAAGACCTTATATACATGAGTTCTTAAATGTCCTGAAAATGTAAACTTTTGAAAATCTACGACTGTACGTGGATCATATATATCCATTAATTTCTATTCATTTTATTGCTAGACTAATATAACGAATGAAGACTATTCATAAACGTATATTACTGTTTCTTATAGGATGTATTGGTAGTCGAAGTTTAATAGCTTATATTGCTAAAATAACTGATGTAAATTATCTTCCTTATCTAGGTTACTTAGCTCTTTTACCAGCAGCTGGATTTATATATATTTTTATATCAGGCGTCCGAAAAACAGGTGCTGAAGTTTTCGGAGACAAAATATGGTGGAATAATTTAAGACCTGTTCATGCTTTAATCTATACATTGTTCGCATATAACGCAATTAATAAAAATAAGAACGCATGGCTATTCTTACTTGCTGATGTGATTTATGGCTTATTTAATTTTTTATGGCATCATTATTCGATAGGAAGTTTTACTTCATAAAATAAACAATATACTGATATTCTTTCGAACATCGTACTAGATCAACTGTTTCTATATGACGAAACCCAGATGTTTTAATAATATCAATCATACGTTCTTTTGAAGGCATATTCCAGTGATGTTTATTTTCACGGTATTTATTACCACCATTATCATCCTTATCGTAATATGTGAATGTCTCTTCATATGTTGCTTGATCTTCATCCTTCTTTTTTACAAGTTTTCCAGTATATTTGAACTTATCAAAATAGATAGTAGAATCAGTCTGTCGTTCAAATACATATTTTTGTAATGAAAAAGCAGCAAATGGTGAAGCAAGATTTAGAATAGGATCATACTTATCAGGATCTACCATGTGTACGACAAAGTATCCACCAGGTTGTAACCATTGATAAGAATTATCTGAAATAATTTTGGGATTCTGAAATTGGTATATTGAGAATCCAGTTAAAATACAATGACTTATAGATTTTTGAGGATATAAATGAACTTGTGTAATATCTCCTTTCTGAAATGAAGCATTAGGTGTAATCTCACGAGCTTTCTTTAACATACTTTCTGAAATGTCTACACCTTTATAATCTACACCTAACTCCTTAAACCAAGTCGCATGTGGAGCTGTACCACAAGCCATATCTAGAACATGTACGTTTTTAGTATTCCAATCAGCTAAACATATATCTTGTAAAGATACCTCGGTATACTTTTGAGCTTCAAGTGATCCCCATAATAAATCATATATTGACGCATAGACATCATCATATATTTCTTCAATATCTTCATGTGTTACTGAGCCTTCATTTTCAAAACCTTCTTGTCCTGAAACCCAGAGTGTGATCCCATACATTAAAAATATGAGTACAGCGAGAAATATATACGCTATATTCATTTGTTATTACACAATCTTTATGTTGGAACACTAGATACGCTTGTTGATACAGAAATAAACTTAGTATATCCGATATATAGAACTCCAATCGCAAATAAAGCAATTAATACGTCAACAAATATAGATAGATATCCTGTCGTAACAACATTCAAATCATTGAGACGATTTAAAACATCAGCTCTATCCTTTTCTGCTGTGATCTCTTTCTTTAAGAATGTATTTGTAGATTGATCGCCTTCTTCTTGAGATTTAAGCATATCACTTAAATTAGTAAATACAGCTTGTGATTTCTTTTCGCCTTTTAGACTATCATATGTATTTCTATATTGTTTCAGAACTGGTTCTACAACTTCTGTAGCAATTCTTTGTTTTTCAGTATTTAACCATCCTTGACCATTTAGTAATGTATTATAAGCGATACGTGCTTTTTCATATCCTTCTGGATCTTGACTTTGATTTTCAGTAGCAGTATCAAGTGCCGTTTTTAGTAGTGCTAGATCTTTCTGCTTTTGACAATTCAAATCACATGGTGGAGGAAGCGGTGGTGGAGCTGGAGTTGGAGGCGGAGGTGGAGCACTCGGAGAAGACGGTTGATTACCCATTACTTATTACTGGTCGAAAAGTTCATTATGCCTATTCCTATAATTCCAATAGCAACTATATGAACAAAGCTTCCAAGTATACTTGATGTAATTAGGTATAAAAGTGTTAATGCTAATAATAACACAATAACTCCTAGAAGAAGAGGTTCAATATTTTTAATTTGATCGAGTTCTTTTTGTGATTGTCGAATGTTTTCATTCAGATGACCTACTTGACTATTTGCTTTCTTTCCAGTATCTCCATCAATATTAAACATTTTCTTAAAGAATGTAACTACATCTTCAACTTGTTTATTTACAGTCATCACATCTGTCTGACGTTGATATCTAGTTTCAACACTATCAACTATTTTGTCACGAGTTCTGTCTAGAGGACTTACTGCATTCATGATGGTTGAATAATCTGGTTTCTGTGATCGTGTAAAAAGGTTTCCTGAATCACCTGGGGAATCAGTTGTCATCCATAATTGATTTGCTTGAGAATCAACTGATAAATTAGTAGGATTTAATCCATTCGTGTACAATGGTGTTATCTTTCCATCATATTGAAATGCATTCTGTTCTGAATTAATTCCATATAGTGTTCCATCAGATCCTTTACCATATATGGTACCATTCACATCGCCAATAGGTTGCCAAGGAGCTTGTAGTGTTTCATTTGTTTGCATAGCTTGTCCTGTAGAATCTTTTCCATATAATGTAGTATCATCTGATGATGTAATTGTTACACTTGTATCAGTAGCAGTTTGCCAGTTAGACATAGTACATGGCTTAGGACATCTTTGTTTATTATTTGATGCATCTTGTGCCCAAATGTAAGTATGTGTTGAAAATATAGTAGTTGCAGAAAATGGTACTAGCAATGTAGTACGAGTACCTTGGTTCGAAGCAGGTGTTACTAAAAGACTTGTTACTCCTGCGTCATTCGTATATAAAATATATACATTTGTCTCATCAGTTGTTAAATCTAGTACACTTGAAACTTGATATTGACTTAGATCAACATTTGACCAGTTTCCAGTACATGGTAACTGACACGTCCATACGCCTCCTCGTGTATTATCAAATCCCCATACGAATCCTGCTGCAGAGGATGATGCTTTTACTAGAGTTCCTGGTACATTTAACCAATTTAGCACAGATGATAGTTGCGTAGTTACTATACTATCAATTGCGTTTGTAGATGTTTCATATTCAGACTGAAACGTCGCCATGTTATTCTTTTTCACTTAAAAGATTCCATCCTTATTTTTAATCTGAACAAACTCCATAACTCCATTAGTAAACCCCTTTTCAAGATGATGTTCGCCAATAAAGGGTTTTTTAGCTTGATTCTCAGTTGACATCGAAGTAGTACATGTTTCTTTCTGACACTGTCCTTTAACAATTGCTTGTTTTCTCAGAAATGCTGTACGGTAAGACGCGTCTCCATAAAAAGATCCTTTTAAACTACCTGCTCGAAGTATTGATGACATTTATTTATTATCAAACAAAAGTAATGGACGTTAAGAAGTTTCAAGATTCTCGTAATTCAGAACTTGATTTATTCAAGAAGCAAAATCAGTTTCTGAAGAAAGAATATTCTGATGCTTTATCATCAGCTATTAAAGAGTCAGATCCAGCAGAACAACAGATTCTAATAAGTAGAGTTCAGCAGATTAATGGGCAACTAGCAGAAGAATTACATGGTATCATAGCTGTTCTTAATAAAGGATCAACTGGGTTTGACGCAAAAGAACTTGATGATCTAACATCAGATTTAATCAAGTATCAAAAAGAGTATGCTGAAATTGAAAAATCAAAGGATAAGATTACTACTCTAAACTTGATTAAAGCTCGTACCGCAGATAATTTGAAGAGTGCTACGACTACGTATTACATATACATAGCAATCCTTGTAGGGTTATCATTTTATGTTGGTTATTTAGTTTTAACAACTACATGGTCTCAAAGTATTTCAAAAATATTTAAATCATAGATAAGCCTAACATAGTTACTGCTAGAACTCCTAATGCGATATATTGGCCAGTTGAAACAGGAGTAGAAGCTGGTTTTTCATTACGAATTTTAGCACCAGCTATTTCATCTTTTTCAGATAGAATACCTCGTTGTAATTTACGGTTCTTTGCATCAGTTGACTTAATCTTCTCTTCAATACCTGACTTGTAAAAAGCAGAGATCTGGGCTTTGCCTGAATTCACTTCAGATTGTAAGTCATTAATAATAGAATCTAAACCTTGTTGAGCGGAAGTATAACTATTTTGGTAAGACTGATTTCCAGTAACCTTATATTGTACAAAATTACTACTGTAACTTTGTATAAGAGAATTAAATTGACTATCCATTTGTTACATCCGCCATACAAAATAGATAACGCTTATTTTCTACAGAAGATTCACACATTCCAGTTACTTCTAGAACATCTCCAGGACGAGCACCAGTCCACTTTGCCATAGGATCTTGTGAATCAATCTTTCGAAATACAGATGGTGTTTTAGCATTTGTAGCTTTTAGGATTCCTTCTAGTTCTGAAGCAGCAACAATACGATGTTTAGGAACCTTTACATGACGACCATACTGCATTTGAAGATGACGAATTTCAAATAAATGGACAAGAGGTATATTTGGTTGATTTACATGATTACGAAGTGCGTTTAGAACTGTTTCAGACGGACGAGATAGACCAACAATAATCATACCATTACCAAATCTATTCTCATTTGCGTACTCAATAAATGTATTCAAATCTTTCTCAGAAATACGAGCTTTAGTACTGAATATAATTAGAATACCTCCAAATGTATACATCTTTGTTTCATCAATTGTTGAGCTAACTGTTTCAAAATTGTCACCTTTGAGACCACGCTCAGTTAGAATTACTTTTAGAGTCGAAAGGGCACGTTCTTCCATTGTTTAACTAGAGTGAGGATATGAAAATCTGATTCCGTTTTCTGTGTGCTTACAGTAAATGAAAGGCTTAGGATTTGTCGTCATAATCGCAGGTATTCTGCTTGTATGGTATTTATCTGGCAAAACTCGAGAGACGTTTGTTCCTGAGCTTTTAGATCAATCAAATGTGAGACGAACTGCTGAGACATCTAAATCATCTTATGCTCAACAAACTAATCATGTAATTCCAACACCTCCTCAACCTGAACCTATTCTTGGAATGGAAACACCTTTTCGCGTAAATATGTTTAATTCTTATCAGCCTAACTAAGAAGTCTTGACACATGAATCTTCTGAATATTCTATTAGTGAATAACTATTTCCACCATTTTTGATTCCATAAAAGTATAAATCTTTATTAATAGGACAATACCAAGATGAATATGAACTAAATATATCTTTTACATTAATCGAGGAATCTAGATCTTCAAAAGTTAAATTTTTATAATAATCAGTCCATCCTTGAACATTTCCAATAGTCCCATAAGAATCTTGCGGAGATGTTCTACGAGTTCCATGTTCAGCTCTTCCGGTTGAAGCACATGTAAAAAGAAAAAGTCCACCAGGCTTTAGCATTTTCACAATCTTTTGGAGAGATTCTTTGTATTCCGGATCATGTTCAAAACATTCAGTTGAACAAATCGTATCAAAACTTTCATCATCGAATGTTAGAGCAGATGTTTTACTTACTACTGTAACATTTCGAGCAGCATATACGTCATTTCCTTCATATGAACAATCGTTAAACAGAAAACGATTATTTCCATTAATATCTCCAGAGCCTACATCTAAAACTCGTTTATTTTGAAAGAATTCTGGAAATGAGTTTTTAATAAAAATAGTAAATCTCTTTGCTTGATCATGCATTTAATTATCATGATTATCTAATCTTAAAGTCCAATGACTTCTTAACATTTTATAAATAAAACATACTCAATTTAAGATTAATTAGCAGGAAAACTTATAATTATTTTTAATACGTTCCATCTGATTAGGAGGAGCTTTGTTTTCTGAAATTAGTTTTTCAGAAACTACTTTTGATAAATTTTTACATCCACAATAAAACGCAATAATAGATAATTCATCCCATACTTTCCAATCATATACATCATTTTCTAAAAATAAATGTTGATCAGTAGGTTTTTGAATTGTAGAAGCATATAATGCCATGGATAAAAGTTCACGAGAAAATTGATTTGTCATACGACAAAATGACATATATGAAACTAAACATTCAATTCGTTTAGGATTACATTCATGTGCTTTCCATGCCCATTCTTTGCTACCAGTCAATTTTGTGATGTTATAAGCAGATATATATTTCTCTTCATACCACTTACCTGCTTCATAACGTTTTGTATACCATTCAACAGCTTTGTCAACTTGTCCATCATCGCGATATGACTGAGCTAGATAAAACATATAACGTTCATTATTTGGTTCATCTTCAACACCTTTTAAAAGTACCGCAATATCACGTTTCATCTTATCTGTACATTTATTACGATCACCAAGACGTCTACTTGTCATAAACATTCCAGAAGGACAATCTACAACAATGTTTTGTTTGCCATTTCCAGGGTATTCATGTAGAACACCATGATACTTCCATCCATCATTTGCTTTGAACATTTGCATACGCGTATAGCTTAATGCATCTTGTTGTATTTTAAAATTTATAACATTTGGTTCATATTGTAAAGTATTTATAAGTTGTTGTTTTCCATCACCAGTCCATGTAATTAAATCATCGGCATCAATCACTAAAATATAGTCCATTTTGTTATCACATAATTGTAGTGCTTCAGATCGATTATGTCCAAAGTTTTTCCATTCACGTTCGTGAACTTCACCTTGAATACCATGCTTTTCATAAAATGTTTTAATAACCTCAATTGTATTATCTGTGGATCCTGTATCAACAATACAATATGTATCAATCAATGGTAATGTAGCATTTAACGACTCATGAATAATATGACTTTCATTCTTTACAATCATACATAATCCAATTTTAATATTTTTATTTTCAACATGTCGATTATCTCCAATATGTTGTAGGTATCCATCTGGATTTGGTGTTAGAGCCATACGATATCCTTTTTCTCGATAAAAATCATTAATCTTACGTTCACTTTGAAGTCCAGATGTAGTTTTTGCGTTTGTAAACTTAGCAAATGATTTTCCAAAAAAATCAGAATAATCTGACATTCTACGCAGACCAGGATTAAAGCTATAATAACCCCATCCACCCCAACATGTTAGATATGGAGGGTTATCTGACATATGATATACTCTTGGATCATGTTTACGGCACATAACTGCACTAACATTTGGGATCGTTTCTAAAATATTTATAGATTCTAAAATTGCTCCATCTCTATATGTTTCCCAATCTTCTTCAAGATGAAATACATAATCAGTTGTTACATGAGAATACGCTTCATCAATTGAATTAATTTGTCCTCTACGATTTTCTGCTATAATCCACGTAAACTCAGGATGTTCTTTCATAATTTCTGAATTCACATTCGGAATACCACTATCTTCTGAAATAATCCATTGATGAATTGGATAAGTATTATACTGTAAAAAAGAATCAATTGTTTTCTTTAGCAAATCAGGACGATTACATGATGTAATCACAACTGTAACTTTACTCATTTAATTTTATCAAGTTCAAAGCGTTAAAGTGGTCTTCTCTTTAGGATGTTCTGGAAGAGTTCCATTAGTACGGTGTGTAGAAATTGTATCCCATATAGTTGTCATACTTGGTAAATTCTTCTCGAGCCAATCTGTCTCATGTTCTACAAGCTTCATACGATACTTTTCGAGTGTCCAGTAAACAAGACTCCAATCATCCGTAGTTCCTAGTACTTCAGTACGCCATTCTGCAGGAGTACGCGTGTCATTCAGATCTTTATATTTTACAACCATGTCGGTGTCATCTACTGCATAAAATCCCTTATGTTCTGCTTTAGTATCCGTCCATTCGGAATAGGAAAGCGCTTTAAATTGAAACTCAATATATTCACACAGATTCAAACCCGTACATTCCATTTGTAACTGCATTTGATGATAATAGGAAACAGGTACAGGAGTATCATCTGAAAATACACGAGAAATAGGACACTTGAATTCTACCAAACGCCCATACCGTTCATGAGCTGGATCCTTAGTTACAATAATACCGTCAGGTGATGCTCCTAGAAATGATACTGTTGGATGAGGAATACATGTTGTATCTACAATGTCCATTTCAATACCCGAAAGTTTACAATAGATATCTTTTGCGATTGGTTCAAATCGTGTTCCCCATACTAATGCACGTGGACCAGCTCCTTCTGTACGTGGACGAGGAACTAGCTTACTCATTATAATTTCATGCTTTTGAGCAGGTGTAGCATCAGGTAATGCTTTATAGATTTCTGAAGCAGTTAACATAGAACCACGTTTTGCGTGCCATGCGTCAGTACGTTGATCGTTCTGACCATATTCTTCAACAAGTTTTTGTACTCTTTCTTGAATATCCATTATATTTATAAGTAATCTTGATTACACTATATACATTCGTTTTACCAAGTTTACATGGAATCACAACAAGTTAAACAACGAATGCAACAAATCCAGTCTCAAGAACAATGGGTATTATATCGTCTAGAGCGGTTTTACTCCAACCCCCAGCACCTAGAAAAAGTGAAGTCTATACTGGACGGAACATCGCAACTGTCACTCCGTCTAATAGATTGGTTTGTAACGAACTACGCAAAGAAGTACAACGTAGCATATCTAACAAAAGCACAAAAGCACGTAATAGTCTATTTGTCGTACAAGTCCCACCTAAAAGCTTACAGTAAAAAAATGTTTGATCCGTTCTGTAGATGGAAAAGAATAAAGTTTCATGATCTAGAAACGACAGTAGGACAACTTAACTTTTTTGAATGGGCTGTGAGTGATGATATTCTTGACTACTTAGAGAAACATCATGCTGAAGTCCACGCAGATATGGAAGCTCGTCTTCATGAAACAAAAGAAGAAAGTGCTCCTCGAAAGAAACGTCATGAACTTTCTCGTTCTGCTACAAAGTCACTTGCTCGTCATGATGTTAATGTAAAAGTATCATTTGAGTGAATATATGTTATTAATATATCCTAAAAAATAATGAAGAAAAATAATATATATAATTCATGTTTTTTAAGTTGCAAAAGTATCCATCAATTAACAAGTCTTCAATAATTCAATAAAAATGCGAATATATCAAATTTATTTTGAAGTTATATATAATATTTTTCTTCATAATATTTAGTTTATTTTAATTAATTTCCATTCAGAAACATCAGTTATTAAATCATGAAAACTTGCTACCATTCCACCGTATTGAATACCTCCAGATATTGTTAGGTTTTCACATTTACATCTCACAATAGTATGTTCTGTATTTGATTCTATAGTATCGTTACATATGTTACACGTATACATAAATCGTGTCATTTCATATATTTTTCCATCTACAGTCTTAGTCTTCATTCGTGTCATTTAGTTAGTTAATGTATCCTATCTAACTAAATGTTTTCATTACTTCGCAAAGGTCTTATTTATAAGAATATTTCATCTGATATTGTAGAACATGATTTGGATATTGATGCAGATCAATGGTCATATGATGAAAAAGATGTTTATCGTGGTTCTATAGATTCTGAATATTTAGAACATAAATTGAATGTATATTGGTTATACGATGATAATTCAAAAAGAATAGGTTTAGCAGAACATGAAATAGATGAACCAGAAGTATTTAAAGCATTATGGTTTCGAGAGAATCCTTACGCAATGCTTTATCAAGATGATACATGGAAATCAACAGAAACAACACTATGGTCTAAGTTATCAAATGAAGCATATCAAGATTGTTTAGAAAATGATTTCACTACTGTGTCTGATCTAGCCCTGTCTAGCGGTACTCTATTAATGACTCCAGAACTACTTATCAATAAACCAGATTTGTACTCATGTGAAAAATGTGGCAAAAAATCACTCATGGCTAAGAACTGTTGTTCTCAGGCATTAGTTTCTATTTTAGATTTTAGTCAATTTTCTATTTTGTTTTTAGATGATAATTTTGTGATCTACGAGAAGCTTACGCCGCAGTGCGACGCTTTCGAGCAGGAGCAGTTGGAGGAGCAGCCTGAGTTGCCTGATCAGAAGGAGTTGATGGACGAACAGACTCTTCAGACTCATTCACAGTAAGTGATGCTACTGCAGATGTAACCGCAGAAGTAACCTCATCTAGCTCATCGTCATCTGCACTGAAGATGTCAGCTGCAGTCACACGAGCACGAGCAAACACCTGTGCAGTCTGAAGACGCCATGTAACACCGAAACCACCACCAGCGATAACGTAGATGCTACCACTCACTACAAGATTGGCTTCAACTCCCTTTGTGAATATGGATGTCAAAGACTCAGGAGTAGCATAGACTGGATTACGAGAACCATCAACGATCTCAGTAGAGACACGGTTGTCATACACAGGAACCTTAGCCTTGAAGCTAGGAGGATACTTACCATTTGGCACCCACTCGCCATCGACATTATCCTTAGATGTGCCGACGATACGATTGAAACCCTCACGAATACCCTCTTCGGATCGCTTCTTACCGAACCACTTCACACTGTTCTCCACAGCTGCTCCGATAATACGCTCCTCAAGATCGACAAGAAAGTTGTAATACTTCTGAATGTCAGTTCCATCTGGAGCATGATCCTTCGCATAGTTGTCGCAACCAGCGAGAGTACCCATAAGAGTATACGTAGTAGCACCAGACTTCTCATCTGTACGAACCATTACGCCACCTGGAAAGGCAAGTCTTGGCACAAGAATTTGCATATTCTGACCATCATACTTAAGATTGATCGCTGGATTACGTCCAGGCTTTGAAGGCCCAGGAACGAAGGTTACCTTGTTAATATCTAAATTGCGGATTGAAATTGGGCGACTCATTTTGCTTGATTGTTGTTGTGGTATGTATTATGTTTGATTACAGTAAATCCGTTTTCAACGAAGGTTTCTAGATTTAATAATAATGATCTCTTGTGGATCGTGTAAAAATAGAACAAGTGATGAAAGGTGTAGTAATCGTCCTCTTAAAGGGTTAATTTTATGCGGTAAACATGCTAGAGTTAAGAATCCTAGATTGTGGAAGGATGTGAATAATTTGGACTGTAAAGCAGTTAGTATTCAAAAGATATGGCGTGGTTATGCGATTCGAAGTTGGATGAAACTAGCAGGACCTGGTGTTCTAAGTAGAAGTATTTGTCATAATGATGAAGAGCTAGTAACGTTTGACGATAAAAAAAGCGTAAAACCATTTGACTATTTTGCATTTGAAGAGAATGGAAAGATATATTGGTTTGATGTTCGAAGCTTAGCAGAGAATAGTCTCCTAACGTTACAGCCTATAAATCCGTACACTAGAGAATTACTTACAATTGATACACGCAAACGTTTGCGTTATATTTGTGTTCGTAGACATCGTAAAAAGATTGAAAATCTTCATAATAGTGGAAGAAAGCAATCAGTTGATGAAATTATATCATCCACATGGATTTATATTTGTCGTGTAATTGAAGAGAATGGATTTCATGATATGTCACATCTATATTTTACAGCCTTAAATCGAACTCAGCTATATATTTTTACAATCATGTTACGGCAAGATATGGTCGCATGGGCTGCAGAACATACTAGTAAGCAGTCAAGAAGGCATAGATATATTTATTGGTTAAAACGCCTTACTGATGAATATATGACTGGAATTGATGGTTTACGATTATCATTTATAACTGCTAGAGTTCTCACAACTATTCTTAACGATTCACCTGAAGAATATCAAATTTGTTTCAATATTATGAGTGCCTTACATCGTCTTTAATCGAAACAATGAATATCAACGGCACCACCAGGTATACTTTTAAATGACGCACTACATGGTTGTGGAATATACATAGTTAATGGTTGTTGTTTAGATGAAGATTTTGGAGAACTATCTGATCCAAATATGTAAACATATGCCGCATAAAACATCTCATTATTAGAAGCTTGAGGGTTCTGAATAATTGCGGATATATTAGAATCTGATCGTGGTTGTTTTAATAATTTATTTCCATCCTTTACAAATTGTTCAAATGTTGGTCTAGTAGTATATCCTGTAATTAACGTATTTAGATCAGCGTATGAAATACTATAACCGTAAAAACTTTCAATACTGTCAGCAATTCTATTTTGTTGATTAGGCTTTAAAGGTGTACTCCAGTTATAGCTTTTAATAAAGTCGATAACTTTTTGCATCGTAGGAGAAGGCGTTCCAGTAATAGTTCCATCAACATTTACCGTTCCAATTGACTTACAATCATCACCCGTAGGTATTGGATTAACGCTCACAAACCCTTCACGTATATTAAAGAAATACAAAAGAGAAATAATAACGAGGGATATTCCTAGAAAAATAATATGATCTTGATATTTCATTATATTATTATACTATAATTTTTACTTAGAGCTTCATTCAATTGTGATTTAAACAGGTAAGGATACATAGTAGTATACCAACGCGTTAGAAATGTCATCCTCAAAGTCCACTGTTAATGTAAATACGATGCCTGCTGATAAGAAGACCGCAAAGAAGCCAGTTGTTGAGTCCACACCTGCACCCGCACCCGCAGCTGCTCCCGCCAAGGCACCTCGCAAGGCCGCCGCGAAGGCTGAGGTAACTGTTCCTGTTGTGACTACTCCTGTTGTTGCAGGAGTTGTTGCAGTACCTGAGACTCGCACGGCTCCTGAGATTTTGTTGTCTCTCCAGGAGACACTTAAGTCACTCAGCTCTGAGTTGACTAGCCGTGTTCGTGCAGCAGTTCATGATGCACAGGAGGCTGTGAAGGCAATCAAGCGTGATGCTCGTGATTCCAAGAAGCGTCGTCGTAAGGATCCCGCAGATATGACTCCTGAGGAGAAGGCTACATGGGAGGCTCGTCGTGCAAATAACGCATTCCTCAAGATGCGCCCAATCACTGATGAGCTCGCAACTTTCATGGGACTTCCTTCAAAGAGTCAAAAGTCTCAGACTGATGTGACGAAGTATGTTTCAACATATGTCAAGGCACACAACTGTTTTGACCCTAACTTCAAGCGTCGCATTATCCCTGATGCCAAGCTCGGTAAGCTTCTTCGCGTGAAGGATGGCCAGGAGGTTACCTACTTGAACCTCCAGAGCTTCTTGAAGGTTCACTTCATCAAGCCAGCGGTTCCTACAACTGCCTAAACAAAAACTAGTACAAATATAAATGTGGTATCACTATCTAGTAATGCTTATAGCATTATACTTAATCGGATCGTCGATTTATAATCTAGTTATGGCTGGAAATCAATCAGGATGGATTGTGAATGGAATTTCTGCAGCTATTGGAGGTGGTTTAGCATTTTATGCGTATAGTGGGATTACTGCTCCTGTATTACCTCCACCGATGTTGGGTGGTCGCAAATATAGATATTAGTTAAAATAAAAATACAAAAAACTGAGACGCTAAATAGCAGTTCAGTTCTTTGAAAACGGATTCGTTAATTACTTAGACAGTATATATCATACAAACGTATACAATTTAACTATTCAATATGCCTCCTCAAAAGAATTCAGGTGCCAAAGCTTCCAAACGTGTCTCAGGTGTAGAATCCAAGAACGCAAGATTCATTCAAGCATACTTGGATGATATTCGCAGAAAACAATCAACAGAAAATGTGTATATAGCAAGAATTATTGCTAGATTAGGTGATGGACGTATGGATGCATTCTATCTAGATGAAGAGAATAGACCACAAACTGCACAAGTAGTTATTCGTGGTAGTTTTCGTTCAAAAGGAAAGCGTAGCGTATGGATAGAAGTTGGTTCTATTGTGATTATCGCCAGTTCAGGTATACCAGGTTCTGCTGAATTTGGAATTATGGCGATCTTATCTCAAGAAGATCTGAATGCTTTGAAACGAGAAATTACACTTGATCCTCGTATTCTAGATACAGCGAGTGTAGATAAGAATGTTCTTAAATCCGATGTTATAACACCAGATGGTGGATTCGAATTTGATACTGTAGAAGAAGAACTGGATATTGATGATATCTAAGCAGGTAATTCGTAATCAGTAACAATTAGTTCATGTGGTAATTCTAAATATAAAATAGTACTAAAAAAGGGCGTTGTACGTCCATCTAATACCATAGAACGGATTTTTGAATTTTCAATAAGAGTAGAAAGGAGCCGATGAAATATCTTTTCCTTTTTAATTCCAGAATTAATTTTTACCTTACACGTATTTCCATCCCATCCACATAGTTCTCCATCACATTTATCATTACAAGGTTCACGAATTTTTGATAAGAATTGTTTAGGTTCTTTAATATTTACAAAATGAGTTGTTTCATTAAACCATGTTTCTAGTAATGGTTGAACGTTAGAAACTTTAGGACTTACTTCACGTAATACATTTGCTAATTCTTTATAATCAGTTTCAATATCTTTCGTAAGTTGAAATAGTAAAAATTCATACACTTCTGCAGAGTAAGATATTTCACTTTGTTCTTGCTTAAGTTCTTTAGAATCATCACCAAATACTAATTTTGATTCACCTAATTCACGAATTGTTTCTATTACTTCACCTGTTTCACGTTCTTCTGCTTGAACTGGTTTTACAGGAATACGTAGTCCACTATCTAATAATAGTTCAACTTTTTGACGTTTTGTGTTATATAGATCTTCCTTAAAAGCAAATCCACTAGATATTTTTGCGGCTGTTTCAAGTAATGTTTTCATAGCAGAGTATTCTGGTAAATTATCAGTTGATATTTCCTTAAATCCACTTACCTTTGTCTGAAGAATGTCTGGTAAAGGTGTGCTTTGGAATGGTAGTATTAACTTTGTTGGAACATATAAAGCTTGTCCACGTCCCATAGGATCTAAAATGATTTCATAATCATCAGCTTCTATCATAGGTAAAATTTGTTGAATTGCTAGAAGTGCATCATTGTATGATGGTATTTTTAACTTACATGACTGATTACGTAATTTTTCTAGTTCTACATATGTATCCTTTATAAACGGAGAATCATAGATATTTGAACGAAATTCAAATCCACGAGACTTACGTTCCGTATACGAAAGAATATCTATTTCATCTTCATTTTGTAATACTATTATGCCACGAGATCTAGGACGAACCATTGGAGAGTAAAACATACAACCAAGTGTAGCTGAATCTAAATGAATACGAAATACATCACATTGTAATGCTAAAGCAGAATATTCAAGTTCCTGTATGGATGTTAATTCTTTTTTATGAAAAGCATCATCTATTCCAGATATAAGTTTTGCTAATCCTTGTTGTACCAATTCATCATTATTTACTTTCTTAATTTCATTTGCGATTGAATCTAGATGTTGTGTACCAAGACGATTCCATGTTTGGAGAAAAGAACATTTCAAAACTGTTTCAATTGATTCACGTGGAGAAGGAATCTTTGCTTTTAATCCTAGAAATCCAGGAAGTGTTACAGAAGAGTTACCTAATCCTGCTCTAAAGAAACCTTTATTAGGACTTTGTAAACGCCGTGTTCCTTCTTTGAATGTTTCATATTTTTCATTAATGTGCAATGAGTTTAGAATATTTATAGGGATAAACGCAATACGTTCTTCTTTAATACCTATCTTTGTTTCACCTAGAATGTAATACTTATCTTCAGTTGCCTTTTCTACTTTTTCATTTTTCTTAGTTCTTGATTTTTTGAAACAACATGGCATAGGATGTCCATTACGTGGAGACTTATAATCTACAAAACCTGGAAATATAAATCCAGTTTCTCGTTTTATTAATGGAAACTCTCTAGGATTATCAGTTGTACGCGTTTGTAACTTTCCATGACATACAGGACATTTAATATCTCCATTACTTTTATCTAGTTGACCATCTTGTAATGGTATTTGATCACGCATACACCAATAATCTGGACATACAACGGTACCATCAGGGTTCTCTATATCTACTAATTGATCTTCTGGAATCTTACCATCCTTTACATCATACGGACTTCCTGATAAACGTTTAAGATCTACATCACTCAAAATAATAGGTTGATGTTTCTGTTCACATTTTTTAGGATATTGAGATCCTGTAGGATCAAACGTTACAGGATCAAATTTTTGTAAACGAGATTTAAAGTAATTATAAGTTGTACCTTGTTTCTGCTCTGTTGAAATACGTTGAGTAGCAATTGTATCAACCGTTTCTGCTACACTTTGTATTTCAATATCTTCTTCTGCTTCTAGAAATGAAAATAGGTCAGAATATTCTTCTGCTAGAGCTGCGTCTACTTCTAAAGTTTCAGTAGGAATCACAGCTGATTCTGCGGCTACTCTTTCTGCTCGTTTAGGACATACTTCATTTAATCCTTCTGAATCAGGATTTGATAAAACAAACCGAAGTAAATTAGAATATTCAAGACTCTTTTCTAAATTTGATATAGATGATACAATTACATAATCAGACCCAACACGCAAAGTAGGATATCCACGGAATGCTTTTTCACCAATACGAGGATCATCTTCAATACGATTTTGTACTTGTTGAATTAATTCACGAGCATTTTGAATAGGTATAGATAACTCTTGAGAAACTGCATCTGATCCTAAATTTCCATTCGCATCTTTCATCATCTGAAGAATTTTAACTTCGATAGCAGATAGACCATTATTTGAATGATCAGTTCTCATCAAACTAAATTGTGAACGTGTTTTATCTGCTATATCAAAAATACTAGAAATACAGTTAAATCGTAATAAATCAAAATCTTCTAGCTTTTCAGAATACTTAGCAAGAAAAGACATATCCTGTAACTCCCATCTAGAATTATGAAGATCACCTTTTTCTATAAAGGGAATAATCGCATCAAGATCTAGTATCCAATCGTCCATCTGTCTTTGAAGTTGTTCAATTGTTTCTGTATTTCCTTCAGGTCTATGCGTAGATATAACCATATCTCCAGCTGTAAGAGTTATTCTATCAAAATGATTTTTTGACTTTCCACGAAATAGAATGAGTGAAGGAATATTTCGAGCAGGTTTTACTGACCACCAAGAACTCCATATAGACATATCTAGAAATGGTGCTTTAGATTTTGGATCTTCTGTAAAAAACTTGTGACGACTTACTTGATCCTTTGATGTAAAGAAAGATATACATGGTACATTTTTTGAAACTGTAATTCCATAAAATATTTGTTCAAATCGTGTACGAATAGCAGACCCAAAATCTGTATCTACAAATGGAATATAAAATCGTGTTCGAATTATTGAAACTTCAGAAGGTTTTGGAACATCTAATTTAAGAAGTTTATCAAGAACTGTTGCGTTTTTTTGTAGAAGACGTATTGATTCTTCAGTTAGTTTTGATGGAGTTGTTGCACGAAGTAATGGATAATATGTAGGAGTACTAGATTCTGCTAGTTCATCATAAGGTCTAACTAAAAATCGTACAAACTGTTCAGGCTTATAAAATGAAGTGAACAATTTCGTATTGTCGGGTATAGGAAGATTCACTGCAGAGATGCGAGATACAAGGGTATTAGAAAGGTTAGATAAAGGTAGTATGTAGGATTTGGTTTCTTCAACTCCTAAAATTCTATATTCTATAAATTCAGATGTTGGTTCTAAAATAGACTGTAAGGCTTCAGGTTTTGACATCCATTCTGCTTTATCATATGCTTTGAAAGGTATAGCAGTATTAGGTGAACGATATTGTAATTGATACTCACTAAAGATATCTTGCTCTAGTGGATCATTATTGTATGATAAACGTTCAAAAAGTGCTTCCCAGTGACGAGGATCGCGTGTATAATAATCAGAAGGTAGTTTGAGACCTACTATAATAAGTAATCTATCAGGGTGAATATCCATAGATGCTCCTACCTTCTGTCGTATGATATCAATAGAATCATCATCAAAGAAAGATACATTGTATTTATTCTTTGAGGAAAGGTCGATAATTTCTCCCTTCAACATCTTATTCATTAGATAGGAGAATCAGTAATATGCATACCGCAATATGGGGTAGGCATTTTAGAATAGTTTACAGGTGTATAAATTCCACATTGAACTGCGTCTTGAAGTATACGTTTAAAATTAGTCCAAAATTCAGGAGTATGACCTACTGTAGTTGTCATTAGGTGTGCCATTTCATGAAGCAATACAAACATTACTGTATTCTCATCTGCGAATCTGTATGGAGGAACTTTATCACGAATACATACTACTATTTTTTCACCTTTATTTTCAGAATATGAAGTTGTATCAGCTGTAATATCATTTTCACTAAAATTATTAGGATTAAATCTAGATACTAATACTTTTATACGAGGATCTCCCATAGCAGATGGATCGGATTTATAATTTTCAATTAGTTTGGTAAGCTTTTCGCATATATCTGCGATACGTTCACATGCTTCTTGCTTATCTGGTAAATTCTGAACACGATAAACTTTACCATCTTTTGTACTTTGAATCTCTACTACATTCTTAACACCTCTAGTTGATGCTAAAGCAAGTGCTACTCCTGCTGTTAATAAAGCAGCAGGTATCATATTAATTGTTAGTCATAATACTTATTTACTATATTTGACTGGTTGAAATGGTATCCCCATCGTCCAAGTGGCTTACATAACTATCCAATATGATAATATATTTATAACTGTTGATAAAAAATACAATTCCATTTATGATCAACATAAGCAACTATTAAGTTGATAACCCACGCTTGAAAGGATTTGCTTCAATGGTTGTATTCAGGAAAGGACCGACCTTTACCTGAGGATTGGGAGCTTCATCTCGTACGTCCCATGATGCATTCCTGTTAGTCTGAGATACACCAGCAACTGCAGTATTGGTGTGGTAACCAGCATCTAAGAAGTTCTGTCCCTTTAAGTCACCCATGCTAGAAGGATTCACAGCAGCCCAAGAAGCACCAAGACCTCCCTTAGGCAAAAGCTCATCACCACTCAAATGAGACTCAGTGTACTTAGACTGACCAGCAGCCTTACGAGACTGTAAAGACTCAGAAGGTTGAGCATTACCACCCATACTGTGTGATGGGTTTCCCATGGGTCCACCATCAGAAAGAGGACCTTGTACACCCAAACTACCCTTCAATTGCTCCATGCCCTCGCCAAGAAGTCCCTTTGTGGAAGAATATTGAGTGAGTAAATAGGCTACTACAAGAACTCCTCCCAGTACAAGTGCTAAACGAGTTGTCTGCGAAGATTTCATCATTATGTTTATATCCAAACGAAGACAAAAAACAACATGAAAAAATCATCCCTCGACATGTTGGCTATTTTTTCATCACCTGAATTTCAAGCTTATTTTGAGCAAAATATATTAAGACCTATTTTACTCCGTGTTTTTCAATACATGTATCCTTATCTGATCGCCTTCACTCTTCTCTGGGTTATTATGTTCCTTTCCACCGTCGTTATTTTGATTATTCTGCTCCGTGCTAGGATATAGCAGTTCAACAAGTTCAGATCTACGTAGCTTCCAAATATTTGGTAACTTACGTTCCTGTGCTTCTTTACGAAGATCGGCAATAGTCTTTTTGGCGATCACCATTTCTATAGGAAACTCTTTCATGGAAAGTAATTTTATAAGTTCAAGTCTAGATTTGATATAGTATTGTTTAATTCGAGGTGTATGATTTTTTGCTTCTAATTTTAGTTCTGCGAGATTCATTGAATGATAGTCCATATTAACTGATTACTATACGTAGTTTATAACTGCCATTAAATCCGTTTTAGATAAGATAATGGAAGCAGTTATTTTTGCTCTAGCTACAGTTGTAGCAATAGGTGCATCAACATATTTATTTGCTCTCAGTCGTGTTGATTTTTTGAAACGTAACTGGGTTAAGTATCGATGTAATCCAATTTATATGCCTATGGCAGGATTAGTAGGGCAAGATGTATTTACAAACTTTACAAAATGTACTATGAAAGGATTTCATGATTATGCAGGATTTGTCATGGATCCTATCATGGCAGAATTTGATACAGTAGGTTCAACTGTTACAGAAATCGGTGGAGCTCTTGGTGATATGAGAACTATGATGTCTAGTATGCGTGGTGGATTTTTAGGTCTTGTTGGAACTGTATTTGGTAAGATTCAGAATTTGATGTCTAGTATTCAATATATCATTATTCGTATGCGAACACTTCTAAGTCGTATCATGGGAGTCATGATGTCATTTATGCTAATCTTTTATACTGGAATGCAGACAGGTGAGTCTGTAATGAATGGACCCATTATGTCGGTAGTGAAGGCGTTATAAGTTTCCCGTTAAAAGAGTAGTTAAATGTGGTTATTCTATATCCTCCCAATTATCGCAGTGTTTTTCATGGGGGTTATTCATGCGAGTGAATCTCTTGAGAAGATTAGACTTCATTGGAATGAACATCGATGTAATCCAATTTATATTCCATTCGCAGGTTACATTCGTCCAGATATTGGAGTTGAAGAGAACTTTCAGCATTGTATGAACATGTTTGGACAGAGCATATTCCGATTTGTGATTGATGCTATCATGGCATTATTCAAAGATCTATTAACTGGTCTTTCGGATATTAGTGGTCCACTCTCTATATTTCGAAGTATGTTTTCTAAGATTCGTAATTTTATGTTATCTTTTGCAGCTCAGACGTTCGGAAAGATTACAAATTCAATGAGTTCAATTACTTATATAATAATTAAGATTCGTGATGTACTGAAACGATTTGTTGGAACAGGATGGATAGCAACATTCTTAGCAAATGCAGCTATTGATTCAGCTGTTTCATTTGTTATGTTGTGTATTTCAATCATAAAAGGATTTGTATACGCTCTTCTTGCTATATCAATTATTCTTGCTCTTTTTCAACCTGAAATGTTAGTATTAGCAATTGTATTAGCATCATTACTAGGATCGGCTGGATTTATGTGAAAAAAACACGGTTATGATAATAAAGAAATGGATAAGACTACTTTAGTAATTGCGTTTTTCTCCGCTGCCATCTTAGCAGGTTTATTTGTTCAGTATGGTGCTAGTGCTTCTCCCGCCCCCGCATCAAAGGAACATTTTATGCAAAAGTCAATTGGCGCACCTACAAGTGGGCCGGGTATGGGGCCATATGATAGTGTATCTCTAGATGGAGGTATCTCTGGATGGGGAGCTACTGAGCCTCATTCTGCTGCACCTATTGAGGGACTTTTGCCATCACATGCGAATGATAATAAGTTGATGTTTCTTGTAGGTAACAAGGTAGACCCATCTTGTTGCCCTGCTGCTTTTAATACCGATACTGGTTGTGTGTGTTTGACAGAGGAAAATAGAGATTTCATGGGATCTCGCGCTGGAAATCGTGCTTAAACAGACTCGCTCTTTAACAATATAAATGGACGTTTCAGGAATTCTTAAACAGTTTTGTAAAGAAGTATTTCCAGACGAAAATATTGAAATTGAAGTAGAGAAGAACGTAGCAGAATTTGAAGCGTTCTATCCTTCAGTATCTCAAATCATTCAAAAAGACAACTCATTTTTTAATGAAGATCGAGTTGTATTTGGACGTAATTTAAGTGCTATGGATGAATCTAGACGTGATGATATTTGGAAAAATTTAGTACCATCTATGATAGGATGTTTCTTTCATGGTGATATCAAGAAGAAAGTAGGAACTATTTCAGAACTTATCAAGAATGTATGGAACGCAAGTGGACAAGAAAATGATGCAGTAACTTCAATTTTAAATGACGAAAAATCTCAAGGACATTTTAAAGAGATTTTAGATTATGTTCTGAATTCTCGTCTTACTAAGATTTTTACAAGTATTGTAGAATCATTTGATGTTTCTGAATTTGATATCAAAGTTGATAATCCTCTAGAGTTGATTGAATTAATTAAAGATCCAGAAAATCCAATTGTACAAAAAATTACACAAAAGATTCATGCGACAATTAAAGATAAGATTCGTCATGGTGAATTTACTCAACAAACTATCATGATGGAAATAGAAGCGATTAAAGCAAAAGTTATGGGTCTGTTTGGTAATGTATTTAATGATGCTATTGGTGGACGCAGACAGGGTAATGTTCCTTCTGCTACTATGTTAGGGAATTCTCCAGAAGCTCGTAGACAACGTATGGTCGTTCGATTGCAGCGGAAGCTTCGTGAGAAAAACTCAGAGTAAGAAGGTAATATGCCTGAGGAAATCTGGTTTAAGAATCCAACTGTCTTGTTCGATAAAGATACATGGAGTAAATTTGTACCCACAAAAGAGATGACAACTGCAGAAGCTTTAAATTCTGTAGTTCGATTTTCAACATACTTCTCATTGATTCTGTTTACTGCGACTGGTATTGGCGGATACGTCCTTGCTATACCAATAGTAATGGTTACGACGATACTACTCCATAATCTGTTTCCTAATGGTAAGACTATTGAATCTTTCGTATCAAAGGAAGAGAAGACAGCGCCTCAATATACTATGCCTTCAAAAGAGAATCCATTCATGAATGTTTTATTAACTGAAATTGTTGATGATCCTACTCGTCCAGATGCTGCTCCTACTAATCGTAGAGATGTAAAGTCTGATGTACACAAAGCTTTCCAAGCTACATCAGACATTTATATGGATACAACTGATCTATTCGATCAAACGCAAGCCATGAGAACATTTCATACATTACAATCTGCTCGTGTACCAAATGATTTGGATGGATTCAAAAAATGGTTAGCAAAAGATCTAGATGCTCCAGATCATTCAAGTGCTCCTCCTGCTAAACACGCAAAGATTCTAAACGAGGGTCATGTTGCGGCGAAGGGCTCTCTTCGTGGTCTTCCTAACTCGACGTCCAAGCCTGCTGGTACGTCTCCCTCTGGACCTATTCCCTCCAAGGCTAAGTAAAGCTTTCTGAATACCATCTGCATCACGTGAATCAGTATACTCTTTTGCTTTACCATTCTTAACTATACGCATACTTGGATATCCTGAAATATCTTTAGCAGTATAATCATCGGCTTCAATAACATATATTTTTGATTTGCCATCTACTTTATTAGATGCTTCTCTCCATGTATCGAACATAGCTTGACAATGGCCGCACCATTTTGCATATACTACAACCATAATAGGTTCTGTAGAAGTAAGTAACTTCTTTACTTCTTTAGTGTCTTTAACTCGAACAAGTTTACTACCCTCTGTTTTTAGATCTTCTTCCATTTATAGAAAAACGGATTCTTTAATTTAACGATAATGGTACTCTCAGGTAAGATGTATATTAAACAAGTACCAGCTAATCAGGTAGATTCTGAGGTAGAATTACAGCTAATCGCAGCTAAATACGGATTTGCTCCAAAAATATCAAACATTGAATATGGCGAATATACTTGTCAAATTATCATGGAAGATGTAGAAGCAGATTGTTTAGCCAATACATACGGCGATGATCCAGAAGAAATACCATTATGGATATGGGATCAAATTCGTACAATGGTAACAACTTTGTACGAACATGAAGGGATTGAATATATCGATATTACGCCATATAACTTTATTGAAAAGGATAATCGTATTTACATGATCGATTTTGGTGATGCACAATATGTGAACCATGATATTCCAACAAATTGGTTTCTAAGTGAGTTCATGGATGGAGAAAACTATTGGAATCCTGATTACAAATGAGTGACATAAAGAATCATTGGAGTGGATACATTACTGCTTTAGGAAAAAATAAGTCTCCTACATCCACTAACACAATTCCATTTGAAAATACAAGTACAACAATAGGTGTATCTGGATTTTTAGATTTAAAACCTGCTAATACAAAATTTCAAGCACAATATGATGCTATGTCAGGATCATGGGAAGGTGTATCTGCTTCAGATAAAGCTACTCTAAAACAAAAAAGCGATAAGACTGAATTTATGCCTTATTCTGCTAGATAAGAAATATTAGAGAACAGTGTAACCCCAATTTACTGTTTGAGGAGTACCACTGTTGTTGGTAATGCCAAATGTAAATACATTGGCAGTCGTAGTACTAACTTCCGCACTGCTAATGTTATTAAGAGTTCCAACAATCTGGGTAGGTATCCCTGTAAGTACTAGAGCATTACCAGCTAAATAATACCAACCATAGCTGCTACCAACCACAGGTACATTCGTATTTGTAACAACCACTGTGGCAGTGTATGCAATAATCCCATTCGGGACATTCCCATTAACCCATAATGAATACGTACCATTCGATGGTACTGTAAAACTTACTTGATTATTTGAGCCTGTTGGTGCTGATAATATCCAACTACCAGTTACTCTAGAATTTCCACCAGTAGGACCCGTAGAACCTTGTGGTCCTGTGTAACCTGTAGCACCTGTAGAACCGGTATAACCTGTAGGTCCTGTTACGGTAGAATTTGCACCAGTAGGTCCGGTATAACCCGTAGGTCCTGTTACGGTAGAATTTGCACCAGTAGGTCCAGTATAACCCGTATAGCCAGTATAACCCGTATAACCCGTATAGCCAGTATATCCCGTATAACCTGTAGGTCCTGTTACTGTAGAATTTGCACCAGTAGGTCCAGTATAACCCGTATATCCTGTATATCCTGTATATCCAGTGTACCCAGTATCTCCGCGAAGTCCTCCATAAGGTAGATTTCTCCAACTTAAAGCACCATTTCCTATCTTGAACAAATTAGTATCTGTTTCAAGACCAAATTCACCTGATGCAAGAGTTGGATTGTTATTTGTCCAATTTGTGGATGTATCACGCCTCAACTGAAGTTGGATAAATGGCATTATTATATTGAAGTGCCACAATCAAATGCGGGACCTAACGGGTACATAGTTGTTGAAGAACCTCCATCAAATACGGTAGCTACATATATTACTGTTCCAGTAGGACCAGTAGGACCTGTGTATCCAGTATAACCCGTGTATCCAGTATAACCTGTGGAACCTGTATATCCTGTGTATCCAGTATAACCCGTAGGGCCAGTAGGACCATGAATTCCACCATATGGTAGATTTTGCCAATGTGTAGTTCCATCACCTATTTTAAATAAATCAGTATCTGTTTCAATACCCATCTCTCCTTCAGCTAGAACTGGATTACATGTTGTCCATTGAGTTGATATCCCTCTCCTAAATTGAAGTTGTATATACGGCATTTTATATTATACTACAGATCCACAATCTAATACCGGACCATAACTATAATTTTGGCAAGGATTGCCTCCATCAAAGACAATTGATGGTCCAGCGGGACCGGTAGGACCAGTAGGACCTTGAGATGAAGGTAAATATGGCAATAGTCTCCATGGCGTTACTCCATCTCCAATTTTTAGTTGATTTGTTGTAATATCAAATCCAGGTTCACCAGATTGTAATACTGGATTTGTAGAATTCCATGATGCACCTGTTGCTCTTCGTAATTGAAATTTAATATGCGTAGGAGGACACGCCATCTATTATTACAATCTACATGCTTTTGTTGTTTCATTTCCTCCATCAAGTTTCGATGATCCATCGCCTTCATAGGTACAAAACTCATCTTTTTCATCACCACCATCATAAATAGTATCATATGGAAGACATTTAGGAATATATGTTAATATACTTGATAACATATATGTTTCTATAGCACCAGTTGTTGATCCTTTTTGATAAGTAGCTTCTCTTAGCTTTTCATGATCTGATTTACCAGATGTTTGGATAGTCTGTCTTCGTCGTAGTTCAATACGCATAGATGCGTCTCCAGTTTTTGATTGTATTTGTTTTGACTTTCCAGTATCTTGGGCTACTAGAAGACCTGAACGTTCTGGTTGTTTTTCAATATTAACCTTAGGAACTGTATATACCATGTATGCAATTCCTAATCCAAAAATACCAATACTTAAGATATTTATATCCATTACAAGTTCTCTGTTATATAAATTAAAATGTCAGCCGAAATTGTATGTCTCATGATGACATTACGCGATCAAATTAAGATTTATCATTGGCAAACAAATGAGTTCTCTCGTCATAAAGCAACAGATGATTTAGTCGGCAAACTTGATGAAAATATCGACAAGTTTACAGAAGTATATATGGGAAAATATGGTCGTCCTAAGTTTGGTGGACGTACTAGCATGATTAAGATTCGTAATTTCCATGATAGAGAAGCTCCAGAACTCTTAAAGTCAGCTATTGAATGGTTAACTAATAAACTTCCTAGAAGCCTAAAAAATACAGATACAGATTTATTAAATATTCGTGATGAGATTGTAGCTGATCTAAATCAAACTTTGTATTTGTTTACATTAGAATAAATCTAATTGAATTGATACGTCTTTTACACCATTTGCAGATGCCGACATATATACATTTATATAATCTCCAGCCGCAAAATCAACTGATGCGTTATAAAATGAGGCAGATGTAACAAGTGGGCTGGCGGTTAGTGTAACTGTAAAAGAGGTTGGATTACTTAGTACTGTACCTGTCGCACCATTTTTACATGCTGTTATTACGAGATTGCCCGATGGTATGTCATTACAAGTGGCTTGAAGCCCAGATAATATTAATGGTTGTTGAACTCTATAGCGAGCTACTGGTGTAGTCTGATCAGGATATGCGTTTGTGAAGGGAACTGTTCCAGGCCATAAATATCCCGACCTTTGACCATTATCAACAGTTCCTAGTCCTCCATAAAACAAAGATGTCGGGTAAATGTATGTAGAAAATCCTTTTAAACCAGCAGATTTTGTCACTAAATCAGTACCAGGACCTATTTGGATACCAGGTGAAGCAAGATATGTAGGTGATGTAATTGTAGCAGGAGTTGTTTGTAAAATATCTGATCCAGTATAACCCTGATTTCCAGTTCGTTTAACAACTCCAACTGTTGTAGAACGCATCTGAATTGAACCTGTATTTCCTGCATTATTCGTTTCAACTCCAACATATGTTCCAGTATATCCTGTAAGACCAAGTGGAGCTGCTACATATACATTCAAATCACGAGTTGACACAACATTTGAACCAGATACAAGAATACCACGTTTATCACCATTTCCATTTGACTTTACATTAATTGTAGACCCTTTCAATGAGTTAAATGAAAAAGATGTTGAAGTTAATCCTCCTGTTCCATTACATTCAATTCCATACACATTGCTTGTTCCAGTATTACCAGCACCTGAATTATCAACTGTTAAAATACAAGTTCTCAATTTTGAAGTTTGAGTTGATGTTCCATTAAATTCTATTCCTTTTAATGTATGATGTTCAGAAGATGTTAAATTTAAAGTTAAGTCTTCTACACGACAATTTTCACCCATTGTGAGAAGAGTTGTATTTCCAGTTGCTCCAGTAATTTGAAGAATACATGTTTGTGTATTAAGTCCACGAAGAGCGATTCCAGGTGGAATTGTAATTCCAGCTGTTGGAAGACTATATGTTCCAGGTAAGACCCAAATAGTTGTTCCAGTTGCACCTGTAGCTGCTAGTATAGCAGCTCCAACTGTTTTATAAGGAGCTCCCCCAACAACCGCAGTACTATCATTACCATTTATATCATCTACTCTAAGGACATTTCCCATCAAATATCCACTTGGGGTTGATGAACCTGTATAACCAGTGTATCCAGTATATCCTGTATCACCTGTATATCCTGTATCACCAGTATCTCCGGTATATCCGGTATCACCAGTGTAACCTGTATCTCCAGTATATCCTGTATAACCTGTATCACCTGTATAACCTGTATCACCTGTATCTCCAGTGTATCCTGTATCACCGGTATATCCTGTATCACCAGTGTAACCTGTATCACCAGTATATCCTGTATCTCCAGTGTATCCTGTATCACCGGTATATCCTGTATCACCTGTATAACCTGTATCTCCGGTATATCCGGTATCACCAGTGTATCCTGTATCTCCGGTATCTCCGGTATATCCTGTATCACCTGTATCACCAGTGTAACCTGTATCTCCAGTATCTCCGGTATATCCTGTATCACCAGTGTATCCTGTATCTCCAGTGTATCCTGTATAACCTGTATCTCCGGTATAACCTGTATCTCCGGTATATCCTGTATCACCTGTATAACCAGTATATCCTGTATCACCTGTATAACCAGTATAACCTGTATCACCAGTGTAACCTGTATCTCCGGTATATCCGGTATCACCAGTGTATCCTGTATCTCCGGTATCTCCGGTATATCCTGTATCACCTGTATCACCTGTATAACCAGTATAACCTGTATCACCAGTGTAACCTGTATAACCTGTATAACCTGTCGCACCTGTATTAGATGCTGTACCACCTGGTCCAGTATAACCCGTATAGCCTGTATAACCTGTATAACCGGTAGGTCCTGTATATCCTGTACCACCAGGTCCTGTAGAACCGGTAGGACCTGTAGCACCTGTATTAGATGCTGTACCGCCAGGTCCAGTATAACCTGTATATCCTGTATAACCCGTAGGTCCAGTATAACCTGTAGGACCAGTGTCTCCTCTATTCTTATAATTATATCCTACGTTACATATACCTGTACCTGGCTTATATCCTTGTAGCATCTTTGTAAGAAGTTTAGGCTATTTTATACCATGCATTATCCGAATTTACAGGATAATTCTTAAACGCAGCTGTAGGTGGAATTAAAGCTTGAGAATTAGATCCACCTTTACGACTTTTTCTACGAAGAGTTCGACGACGATGTCTCTTTGATTGTTTTCGCGTTTTATTAGGCATTTATTTGCTTTTAATAAAGAGAAGAATGGAATATATATGGTTAATAGCCTTTGGAATCGCACTTCTAATTCTTGTATTTTACAAGTCTAACCCGATAGAGAAGATGACAAATAAAGATCTTCTTTCTACTCTGAGTACATTTGGGACAAAGGGTACAAAGCCTAAACCTAAAGATCCATATGAAGAACCTATTTATGGTCCTAAAGCTCCCAAACTAGCAGATCCAGTTCCAGCTCCTGCTAAAGGAAAGAGTGACGACAGCGGAGATACATATCCAGATATTTATGGTCCTGAAATAACACCAGTACCTGGAAAAAAGAAACATACTAAAACTGGAAAACACTCATCGGATGATCATGGAGATGATGAGCCATATCAGTTCAACCCTGATCTAGAAAAAGCATTCCCAATGGAGGAAAACGAACCGCAACCCTTTTTAACAGATTTCTCTAAGTTCCAGCATTAAAGACAAGGATGTTTGGATTATTTAATTTTAGAGGAAGTTGTTGGGTCAATACATGTATACAAGCCATATTACGAATCCCAGAGGTTCAAGAACGGTACAATAATGAAACATTTGACAAAGGAAATTTAATTGACGAATGCCTTTGTAAAATTTGGAAAACAAAAGGAGAAGATGGTTTAAAAGAATTATTTGATGTAGTGCGAACAGATACTATGCCAGCAGGAAATGGTATTGGAGATACACATGAACTACTTCAATATTTATGTGACAAACTTCCTTTTCTAGATAAACTCATGCGATTCAAAATCGCAGACTCAATCACATGTATAAACTGTAAAGCAAAAGATATTAAAGAAGATTCAGTAATTGAATTTCCTATTTCAAGTAATGAAAAAAATCGTCCTATGATTGAATGTATCGCAGAAGCTGTAACAGAAAATACAATTGATGAATGGAAATGTGAAAAATGTAATAAAACAGGTTGTAAAAAGCAACAATTAATTGGATCATTTCCAAAAGTTATGATGTTTCATATGATTCCTACACGAGGATCTGTAGACTATTCGAGTATTCTTGCTCTAAACAAAAAACAATATGCTCTAATCTCAGTCAGTTGTTATAATGGAATGCATTGGTGGGGATATGGTCGAAATATGCCACCAGGTTCATCATGGTATACACTAAACGATAAACAAGTTCATGAGCACGGACCCAAACAGTTCCCTATTTCAAATAAAATGCGATTACTGATTTATTATCGTCTAGAGAATTAACAAAGATGTTTCCTGTTCCAACAATACTTATGGTCTCTATGGCAGGATTAGCTCTCCTATCAGTAATTGTATTAGTTTCTACAGGTAGTATAGTATCTTTACTTGTTAATCTGCTTTTAGTTGGATTACTTGGATTTGTACTTTTTAAAATGGGAGTATTTACTATCAAATTCAATAATGGTGAATTAGATATTGGATTCTATGAAAAAGCTCCAGCTCCAGCAGAAGCTATTGCGATTACAGCTCAATCTCTAGAAAAGAAAGAAGTGTTTTTTGTAAGCGGTAATGATTACACATATGATGACGCACCAGCAGTTTGTGCTGCTTATGGTGGTGATTTAGCAACATATGATCAAGTGAATGACGCATATTCTGCGGGTGGAGAATGGTGTGGTTATGGTTGGACTCAAGGTGGTATGGCATTATTTCCAACTCAACAAGCTACATGGGAACTTTTACAGCAAGAAGCCGATGCTACAAAGAGAACTGCGTGTGGTAGACCAGGAGTAAATGGTGGATATTTCAATCCTTCAAATAAATTTGGAGTAAATTGCTATGGAGCTAAACCTGGTAACAAAAGCATGAAGTTTCCTTTACCTATACCTGGAACAGACGGTGCATCATTCAATAAGATGGTTGACAAATATAAGAGTATGTTAAGCCGTATGACAGTAGACGCATTTAATCGTACAGGATGGTCTGAATGGAACAGTGCTCCAGCAACGATTTCTAAACTCAAAAAGGATATGTAACAATATAAAATGAGTAACTATGCTTTAGATACACCTATTAAGCGATCTGTATTTATTCCTGATAATGATACACCGTTTGCTCCTGCTTATCAACCCGCACCTCCATCTGAAACTGATCAGACACATCGTAACATGACATGGCTTCATCACAGACCTCAATCAGTTGCTGAACATGTTATAAAGACTGAGTCTGCTAGAGACAAGAAAAAGTAACCATCAAATACAAAGATGATCGAGCTAGCACTTTTAGTTGGGCTTGGAGCAGTTGGATATATGTTAACAAAAGATCAACATCCTACCAGAGATCCTACTGTAGAAGTAGAGAACTTTAGTATTGGAGAACCTAGACCCACTCAGCATCATCAAGATGAAATTCAACATTCTCAGGATCATAAAGGTCATAATAACGAAGTACCATTTTTTGGAGCTCGTCAAACTCAAAGTATGTATTCGGGTGCTACCGATCAAGTTTTGGACACACATACAGGCGCAGGTAAGGAATACTTTCAGAAACGTGAAGTCAAGTCATTTTTTGATGCTAAACCGGGATCTGGAAAACCATTTGGTAACCAAGATGAAAGTGATTTTATGCAGTCTCGTATGGTAAGCGGTCAGAACATGAAGAATGTGTTTCCTATTGATCAGGTTCAAGTAGGTCCTGGTTCGAATGATGGATATACTAATATTCCAAGTGGTGGATTTCAACAAGAACAGCTTCGTGACTTTGCATTACCAAAAACTACTGATGAAACTCGTGTAGTCACGAAACCTAAATTGTCATATGAACCTCCTGTGATTCCAGGTACAAACTCTGTAACATTACCTGGTATTCAAGCAGATGTAACAAAGAATAAACCTGATCGATTTGTTGTGTTAGGTATGGATCGTGTGAACACAGCAGTAGGAGCTCAAACTGCTCCTAGAATCTATTCTGAGCAGCCCATGAAAGCACAAGCTCGTGAAACAACTGAAAAGGAATATTTTGGATCTGTTGGTGGTACAATTGCTATTTTGGCTCCATATGTTCGTGCGTTTACTGAGCCATACGCAGAGTTCATGAGACTTACGGCTGAAGGACGTCCTGGACCAGCTGGAGCTCAGGGAACAGGTGTTTCTATTGGTCCTGAAAACTTTAACGCAGCTTCCAATCGTAACGAACAAGCTATTCTTGATGCTACACGATTTAACGCGGGTATGTCAGCTAATGCAGCAACAGCAGAACATTTAGGATCATACCGATTTAATCAGCCTTTACAGGAAGATATTCATAATCAAAGAAATCATCCTAGTATTCTTAAGGCGTTTAATGAAAATCCATACGCACAACCACTTAATGCGTTTTAACAACCTTTGGCAATAGTAGTCAATGGATATTATTCGAGAACATTTAATGTATAAAAATACACCACTCACAATATGTATGGCAAAAATACCTCCACAAGAACAGTACGAAGTTATACGTATTCTTCTTGAGAGTAAGACAGATCAGGTTACATTTTGTACACATCAAGCAACTAATCAATATATTGATATAATTCTTAAGAAGTTACATGTTAATTTTAATCAGTGCTGGAAAGAAGATCTAGTGCGTCCTTTGTTTGATCTCCATAAGGTGTGTACGGATCATTCTCAATAAAGTCCTTCATATTCGAATACTTGATGTTTACGATCTTACAAAGATCAAGTAGTTTCGCAGGACATTTATTTAAGTTTGGATGAGTTAATGCTTTCATAAATTTACGTCTCAATTCTTGAGGTGTACTTGCTATAGAAGTCCATTGTGTTACAGGAGTTTTGATAAACTCTACAACATTTGAAGCAAACTCATCATCCATATTAAATCCAGTCTTAATTGCTTCTTCTAGAGATGTTGGACGAACAGGTTCTGGAACAGGTTCTGGAACAGGTTCTGGAACAGGTTCTGGAGTAGGAACAGGTGTTGGTGGAAGAACTACGGCTCCTCCTTTTATAGGGTAAATCTTATTACCAACAAAGGCTGAACCAATTCCTGCCAAACTTGTTAGAATAATGGATATGACATACACTGTGGTTAAAGATGCCATTGAATCTTCTTATGTTTCAGTAAGATGTTTCATTTGGTAAAAGACACGACATCTCAAATTGAGAATAATCTTTTATGGGTTAAATCAGTTCGAGATTCCATGTTTTCAATGTGGTTTAACGCTATATTATTGGTAACTGTCGTAGGATCCTTCGCATACTTTTTATATGCGAGTCATGGAACTGCGACTCCTCCAGAATTACAAAAAGTTAAATTTGAACCAAATACGTGGCATAATGCCGTAAGAAATGTTCCTATAACAGAGTATGGACAAATTCCTCAAATTGAAACTGGAGATGGTGTACAGGGGCATTCCCGTAGAACAGGCGCGTCAGCAATTTGAAGCTATGAAAACTGAACCTGTTGAAATTTTACCAATACCAACTGTTAAGGTTAGACGCAAGCTTAGAATTCCCGCGGGTGAAAGTAAATGAGCGCACAATCTTATACAAACAAACGGCGTATTCTAGCAGAAACTTCTGTATTGAAAACGCAGTATAATAAAGGTGTAACTGTAAATAATAACTCTATTTATGCTACTGTAAATTGTAACCCTAATTTTCAAATAATAACCTATACTCCAGCATGTAAGTGTCCATTTAATGGAGAAGGAACTCCTCATACAGAAAATGTATATTTTAGGCGTTAAAGATAAGAATGTTCTCGATATTCTGGATTTTTGTCGGGTTCTTAACTGGACTACTTATTTCAGTTGTATTTACGCCTCCTATTCGAGATCATCCTCAAGTTCCAACTCCACATGATGATATACCGTTACATACAGGTAGTGGTTGTGTCAAGTTTCAGACTAAAGAAGTTCCATGTGGAAAGGGATCAACGTCTCTTAATTTCATCGCATCTCAACACAAATGAATCCAATTTCTAAAGAGACTCTTCCCTTACTTTCGTTCATTGTCGGTCTAGGTGTAGCCATTCTTCTTTTTCATAAACCTTTCCAAAATAGAGCTACTTTAGCTCTTTCACTTGATAAAGTAGAAGGAACAACAGTTGAAATTAACAAAAAATGCTACCAATATCATGCGGAGGATGCTCAATGTGAAATCCTCTCTTCATAATAAATGGCAGATGGTGCGACAGACTTAAGCGACCTACTTGGAAGTGGACCAGTACAAAATCCTCAACTTCCGCAATCAACTACCTTTGCTCCTATTGTAACAGGTGGTGTAGATCCATTTATTTCTCCTCAAAATACTTCTTATCAAAAACCTATGACTCAACAAGCCCAAAACCATACGTTTAGTACGGTTCGATATGCGGTAAAGAACTTTATGGTTTATTTTGGGTTTTTTGCTGCTGCCATGTTGATTTCTTTAAGTACACCTAGATCTATGATTCTTCAATATATTCCAAATACGTATACCGCAGGAGGTGTACCATCTTACATGGGAGCTGGTATTCTAGCAGGTGTAGCTGTAGCTATTGCGTATGTTCTTGGAACTCTGTTTGGTTCTCTTTTTTAATTATCTAGAAGTCCATACTTTTACAACTGGTAAATTGGGGTAATTATTTGCGTCTTTAAATGGTATTCCCCACTTACAATACATATGTATATTTCCAAACAGTGTTTCTTTAGTATGCTCTTTTTGTAACAAACATGCTAAAACTCGTTCAAAACTGCACCGGTTATATCTGTTTAAAACTAAATTTAGTAGTTTATTAAAATCATATTTCGAGTTTACATGTGTTAAAAAATCATGAGTAATAATTGTCATTCCTCCAAAACATCCTTTCCACAACGATTTATTATTATAAAAATATAGAAGTTCTTCATCTTCAAATGCGGTTATCATTTTTGTTTCATCAAGTATCTGATCAGAATTATGCTCAAATTCCCATAACAGTTTATATTTATTAATACTAGTATTGAATTTAGTTTGTATAAATACAGAGTCATGAAGAATAACCGCAGTATCAAAAAGCTTATTTCTTAAAAAATAATAATATGGTAATAATTCACCTCTTTTCGGATACTCACTTTGTATAATCGTCGTATTCGTTAATAGTTTATCTGTTACAAATGTATAATCACTATTATCATCTATAATCAATATATAGTTATCAGGATAAAAATGTCTGATAGAATCATAGCACTTTATCCAATAATTATTTGTATTTGAGTTGTTAACATGTCGTAAGATAATAAACCCAACATCCATTTTTATATATCAAGAGTATAACCTTTAAAAGACCATATACTTTTCTAGAATATAACTCCGCGTAATGAAGACTCGTATTATGAACTTATTTGTAATTCATCTTTCTTATACGTAATCGTCTATGAGTAAAACGTATTTAACGTAAACACTAAATATAGTAGTAAATGGATGAATTATGGGATAAATATAGACGAAATTCAAAAGGATGGAAACATGATCCACTTGCAATGGTTCATCCACGAATTATTTTAGGATCATGTGAAACAATTGATTTATATATACTGTCAACTTACAACATTACACATATTGTAAATTGCGCAGAAGATTCATATGGATCGAAATGGTTTAAGGATGAATTTCCAGATCGTTACGCGTGTATAAATGCGATTGATGATGCAAAAGAAGATATTACAAAATGGTATTCTGATTTTGAAAAGGTTATGAATACATTTCTGTCATCAAAAGATTGTAAAAATATTTATGTTCATTGTCAATGTGGAATTAATCGTAGTGCATTTCTACTTCTAATGTATTCATGTATAAAATTTGGATACACAATTGAAACTGTAGCAAAGAATATACTTCTTCAAAGACCATGTTGTTTTACAAATCCATCATTTCGTAAACAAGCTATTCAATATATCAAAAAACATGAGTAGATAATAATGGCAGATACGGGTGGAAACTCGTTATGGAAAGATATCGAGAATGTAGAAGCTGATGCTACTAAGGTTGAAACTGAAATCTTAGGTCCTAGCTATAGTTACGCAGATGCTATTTCTGGACCATCGACATTAGGTGTTGGATCAAATGGTACCTTTAGTCAACTTGGTACAAATGCAAGTGCGATCGCATATTATGTAGAGGCTCTTATTACTGGTAATCCTCCACTTGGAAATCAATACTTTGTGAATACAGGTGGAATGTGTACAGCTCCAGATGGAACATTGAAACCACGATATAATTACATCAACAATATGTCATCTGGTGCAGCTGCTTTACCTGCTGCTATATCCGAAATAGGATCTGATTTTAATGGGTTACTTCCAGGTGTAGCAGATGATATCGAAGGTTTAAATCCATTACATCTTTTTTCATCTCTTACAGCTGATGCAAATCCTCCATGTGTATGTCTTCAATGCCCTGCTTCTAATCCATCTGGAATAGATTCTAAGTTTGTAACTGCTTCATTATCTGCTGATGTGGCATCTAGTCAATGTACACCAGTTGATTCGTCTGTGTGTATAGCATCAGCTTCAACAACTGAATCTTTTTCAAATAAAGAAGAATTTGTATCAATGATTCCAACAATTATAGCAGGACTTGGTGTTTTATATTTCATATTTTCAGGGAGATGAAGAAGAATTATTAATGGACAATGTTTTTAGGATAAAGAAATCTAGAGATGGTATTTCTAAATCAAAAGCTTCTGATACAGTATCCGGAACTCTTGATTCAATTCACCAAAATCTTATTTCTGGAATGAGAGATGCTGATATAAATGATCTTGAAGCACGAAAAGTAGAGCTAGAACAAGAACTTGAAGATATTCAAGATGTATATAAAGCTACCAAGCTACAAGATGAACTTCGCACAATTCAAAGACGTCTCGCACAAGATGATCCATTAAAGGATTACTATATCAAAAATGCTGATATCATTTTGAAGTATTATGGAAGTTCAGATAAGATTCAATCAATGTCATCAACACCAGCAGATCAAAATACATTTGTAAAATATTTATTACAATCAACTCAAGATACACCTTCTATTTCAAAAAAAGATTTATATGAAGAATTTACGAGTCGTATGAAGTTGAATACAGGCGTAGAGATTACCGAAAAAACTCATACAACAGAACATTGTGATAGATGTAATATTGCTAGAGAAGAGTTATCTGAAGAAGGTATTCTTGTATGTCCTAAATGTGGATCAGAAGAATACATGTTAGTTGTTTCAGATTTCCCATCTTTTCGCGATCCTCCTAAAGAACGCAATAATTATGCGTATAAAAAGATTAATCACCTAAATGAGATTTTAAATCAATTTCAAGCAAAGGAGAGTACAATTATACCAGATGAGGTTATGCATGAAGTAATTTGTGAAATTAAAAAAAGACGTATTCAAAACATTGCAGAATTAACAGAGATTGGTATGCGAGAGATTTTAAAGAAGCTGAACAGGTCTAAGTATTATGAGCACGCAACCCACATCCTCTCTCGACTCAATGGTAACCCGCCTCCAACCATTACACCAGAAATTGAAGAAAAAATCAGAGCGATGTTTCAAGAAATACAGGCTCCTTTTTTGTTATACTGTCCTGATGATCGTACCAATTTTCTATCTTACTCATACATTCTATACAAGTTCTTTGAACTTCTAGAACTTGATGAATATAAAGTTTATTTTCCTTTATTAAAAAGTCGTGACCGTTTAATAGCACACGATCAAATATGGAAAAAGATTTGTGAATATTTACGTTGGGAATTTATTAGGAGTGTTTAGATAATATGTCTAGACAACCTATATCATCATTTGATTCATTCTTATCTAACAAAAAATCAGAGTATGATGATTTATATTGTATTGTACTTTTAATGCTTATATTTTTTATCTTTTTTATTTGTTTATTTTCTTTAATCATATGATTGTTCAAGCCAGTCAATATAATCTAGATAGTCTTCGTAGTCATCTTGTTCATCTTGAATATCCATTTGCACTATCTTCATCCGTCTAGATTCTAGAATCCGTTTTTAAATAATTTTTCTCATTCAAATGTATGAATCGTGTTTTTTACGGAACGTTTATTTCTCATGCGAAAAACGAGCTAAAAAACTTAGATTATTTATTGATTAGAGCCACGAATGGATTCTTACCTGAAAAGTCCATTGATGAAGCTATATATTATTTAAAGAAAACACAAGAACATTTAACTCAAGCCAAAAAAGAACTTCAAACATCTAATACTGTTAAAGTTTGTCAAAATAGTTTACAACCATAAATATACAAGTATTTATTTGCTTCTACTTTTGTAAAAAATCCAGCATCAACACATTGTTTCATAAATTCTACAAGAAATTTATTTGTCTCTTCGATACCAAACGTCTTACGAAGAGTCTTATCAAGAACCAATAGAATATTTCCAAACTCCATTTTAATATACTACGTTATCATCATCTAAATATTCATACAGGATCATTATCTATTTCCGCATAAACGTTATCATCTCTAGATCTACACGTTTCTAATATTATTCCACATGCTACTATAGCTAAACAACATGACACAAATACTGTGGTACCAATTTGAATATAGGAATCATCCATTATAAATTACTAGCACATACCGTATATATCATTAGTTAACTTACAGTCACCAGAAGGACATTTTACAGAATTAGGAGGACATGGTTGATCTACCTTACTATCAGGATTATCAAATCTCTCTAGCATAGGACGAACGTATAAATATACAAAGTAATTTACAACTGCGAATACTACACCATGAATAAGAGCTTGTTCACGTAAAGAAGCTCCTGGAGGAATCGTTAGATGGACTCCGGGAACAAGAAGTGCGAATAAAATTGCTTTTAAAAGTATACCTACCCACATTTATCTAGTAGCAGGAGAATTAGACTTCATACCACTAGAAGGATCGAATGTGGCTCGTCCTACAGGCATACAGTCGGGTATGCCTCCCTGATTTGTACCAGGTGTATATCCATTAGGACATGTGGCTCCATAGTTTGCAAAGCTCTCTACATAACCACGAACTGTGTGCCAATAAAAACGCATAACTAAACTTGTTACAATTGCGAAGAGGAGCGCGTGGACGACGAGGACTGTTCCACGGGTTCCATTTTGAGGAATTCTTACTAGAACTCCAGGGACGAAAGCAGCGAATAGAAGCACAGAAATTACTATGCTAATTATATCCATTTATACTTGGTACCTGAAGTTTTTATAGGGCTCTAAGACCACGAAACACCGCACTTAAGATATAGTGGTGAAGAACTGCGAACAAAGCACCATGTACTGCGAGTACTATATAACGACTACCTCCTGGAGGAAGAGTGACAAGCACACCAGGCACGAAAGCCACGAATACTAAAGCAGATACAAGAAATTTAAGCAAAAGCATTTTACTTTCTACGTGAGGTTTTTCTTGGTGACTTTCTAATATTTTTTAGGAATTGAGCCCGACGCCGAGTCTTTAACGCATACTTTTTAGGATGCTTTAATACCTCAACCATGAACTCTTCAGTTGTCATGTGCTTTTTAACAGCTTGTTTGGTAAACGATCCTTCTTTCATTTTTGCTACAACTGCTTGTATCCAATTACGTTGACCACCTTCTGGTAGATCTTCTGGCGCAATACGTACACCTCCGTATGATATTGATCCACAACTCATTTATCATCTAGGAAGGAGTTTCCCATACAGGATTTTGTTTAGGACAAGAATTACATCCTGTGGATGGTGCGATCTTAATTTGATTTGATATAGAATATCCATAGGCTAAAAGTCCTATTAAAAACAGAAGTCCAGCTAGCCAATACATTTGTTATCTAAACAAGAGTTTTAACCTAAACACTCTAACACATAGAATGGGCATTCCTTTCTATTTCGCAAGTCTATCAAAGAGCCATAAAGGCATCATTCAACCCGTCAAAAAAAATATTCCAATGGAAGTCGATGTATTTGTCGTCGATTTCAACTGTCTTATCCATCGATATTTAAAAGATGAAGATCCAATTCATTCAATTCTAGAAGCACTCAACCATATCATGAATACGGTTTGTAAATCTAAACAACTAATTATTGCTATGGATGGATTAGTTCCATATGCAAAAATAGTACAACAACGTTATCGTCGTATGCGTATTAAAGAAGAAGGACACGGATCATTCGATCGTAATCAAATTTCTCCTGATACACCTTATATGCGTGAACTTGAAATCGCACTCAAATGTAAGTTTCCACATGCGATCATTAATGGAACTGGAATTCCAGGTGAAGGAGAACATAAACTCATTCATGAACTTCGAAAGATTCCCGAAGAACAACGTAGAACTATTTCAGTCTATGGATTAGATGCTGATTTAATTCTAATCTCTTTACAGCATCATACTTTATCTAATCCTCATGGTATGTGGCTTCTTCGAGAAAGTGCAGAATTTAATGATCCTAAACTAAAACACGCAGAATTTGCAACACTTTCTATTTGGAATCTTCTTCTTGAACTTCCTATGCCAATTGAGCAGTATATGGTTCTAGGTATTCTCTGCTTTGGTAATGATTTCATGCCAAATCTAGGAATGTTCTCTCTACGTGAGGATGGATATGACAGAGCACTTCATTTGTACGATGAAGCAGGAAAACCAGATCTTCTAACATCTGATGGTAGACGTAAATTTCTAAACTTCGCAGCTGCAAAAGAAATGGCAGTATTTAAAGAACGTATTGGACTTAGAAAACGTCCTGAAGAAAAAGCAATACTTGGAAAGGATTTATCATTCTTCTCATATAAATATGGATTACATGTTCTAGATGGGGTTACCGATATGAAACCAGTTGTGGAAGCATATTGGAAAACATTTCATTGGACTTTACATTATTTCAAAACTGGTGAACCTTTGAATTGGTACTGGTCATATCCTTACGGAGATGCTCCTCTAATAACAGATATTGTTTCTTATGATGAATATTCAAAATTAGATACTAAACCTTTAAACTTTAATGTAACAAAACAGCTTCAATTTATTATGCCACATACTTCATTACGAATGTCAAAAAGGCGTGTTGTTTATCCAGATGAACTTCATACAGAAACTCGTAATCCATGGATGAAGCGTCATGATTGGGAAATGAAACCATATATTTCATTACCTTGGAATCCTGAATATTCTCTTACTAGCGTGGAGCCCATATAACATTTCTAAGTTTCATTTTAGGAAAAACAATTTTAGTAGACTTTGGTTGATTTGGATATACAAGAACATCACCTTCAGGTAAAATTAGATCAGAATATGACACTTCTTTTAAGTTCCAATATTCATTATTTATTTTTTGCATAACTTTAATACCACTAAACGCAATTGCTTGATAGCTTGTACCACGTCCATAATTATTCCAATCTTTCCAAAGATATTCAATATACTTTTTGCGAAATTCAGATTGACTTGTATATGTTGTTGCTGTTTTTAGAGAGGTAATACACTCTACCACTGTTTTTGGTATTGGTTTATCTAATTTTTTATTTACAGTATTATGTAATCGACATATAGCAAGAAATAGATTTTGTTTACTATTTGACCATGATGGTACACTCTTCTTATAGCCTCCGAATATAGTTCCAAAATGTTGGCGACAATGTGCACATGTAATCGTTGAAGCAAATGCGTTCATAGTTTCATTTAGAAGAATCTTCTCTTCAGGTGTAGGTACATCCGGATATGCGACTGAGATAGAATGAAGAAACATCCATCCCATAGGACCCCATACTTTTGTCATTCTCGTTATTTAACCAGAAGAAACGAAACCAGATAGCATCCCGCCTTCTAGGATTTGCCGAAGAAGTCCAGAAGGACCTGAACCCTTAGATAATCCAGCCTTTATTACGAGATCTTTAACTTTCTTATCTGACATCTTATCAATTTTTTGCTTAATTGTTTTTCTGCGATGATTAGCTCCAGAATCGGTTAATAATCGAATTGTATGTTTCTTCATGAACTTTTTGAGAGGAGGATGTTTAGCAGGATCTGCGACAGGCTTGATTTTTATTTTAGATGTTTTCAGAATTCCACGAGGATATGTCTTTTTCTTTCCTCCATCTAGTTTAGGGTCTGAAATGGGTTTGACGGGTGTCTTTGATGGAGAAGGTTCGCTTTCCATCTTTGTAATTTTCACGATTGGTCTGTCCATTCTTATTGTTAAAAACGAATCATAATCTATTTACATTCAATGATACTCATACGAATACCATGGAGTGGGAAACAATCAAGACATATTTTCAAAGCCAAGGAATTCCTAAGCTAGTAGAGCATCAAATCGAGTCCTTCGAGGACTTTATTCGCAATAAGATTCCATTAATCGTAGCTTCTACGGCGCCGATTGTGGTATGGCACGAACAGGATGAGAAACTTAAAAAATATAAATATGAATTACGATTAGGATTTGAAAATGTTACATACATGAAACCACGTATTCAAGAAGCAACTGGCCGTATTAAGCCTATGTTTCCACAAGAAGCTCGTGCACGTAACTTTACGTATGCTGCTCAAATGTTCTGTGATGTACGATTCACAGCTCGTTCTTATAAAGGTGAAACTCTATCAGAATATGATGAACAAGTAAAGGTATTCGAAGGAGTATCTCTAGGAAAGATTCCAATTATGCTTGGATCTTCTTTATGTATCATGAATGACTATCCAATGAGTAAAGATGAAATTGGAGAATGTCCTTATGATCCATTTGGGTATTTCATTATTCACGGATCAGAACGTACAATTTTATGCCAAGAAAAAGTGGCTGATAATCGAATCATGATCTTCTTTAATAAAAAAACATCTGCTAAATTCACATTCTCCGCAGAGATGAAATCTTTACATGAATCATTCACAACTCCTCCTAAGAAACTCGAAGTACGTATCGCAACAAAGTTCAATGGTATGGGATATCCACTCACAATGTGTGTTCCTAGATTTCGTGAAGATATTCCACTGATGGTAATGTTTCGTGCGTTTGGTATCGAATCTGATGAAGAAATCGCAAATCTCATCTGTCCTACAGGTGAGTATATGGAACATCTTGGAGCATCATTCAAAGAGTGTTCTGATATCAAGGTATATAATCGTGAAGATGCGATCACATATTTAACACATCATCTTCAGTATGGAACTGCGTCAGAAGATAAGCACGGATATGTTAGATCTCTTTTAGAAACTGAATATCTTCCTCATGTAAAATTTGGAGGAGATAAGTCAACATCTGAAGTTTTAAATGCACGTAAGATGATACTTACATCATGGTTAGTACGTCGTCTTCTACTTGCTTCTGAAGGTGTAATTAGTGTAGATGATCGCGATGCGTATCCTAATAAGCGTGTAGTTACAACTGGTGCACTTCTAACTCATTTGTTTCGTCAACTCTTTCAGAAAGTATGTAAGGATATTCGCAGTAAGTTTGTACATGAAGTAAATAATGATAGCTGGAAGAAAGGTGAAACTGCTCGTCCATTAGAAATTTTGAATGTTAACAATCTATATAAAATTTTGAAAGTCTCTACGATTGAAGGAAAGTTAAAACAAGCACTAGCAACAGGTAACTTTACTGTTCAAGGACTTGGTACTTCTACAAGTGTTATGTCTAACGCAACAAAGGTAGGTGTATCTCAAGTATTAAATCGCTTATCCTATTCTGCTACACTCAGTCATCTTCGACGTATTCAAACACCTGTTGAGAAATCTGGTAAATTACTTGCGCCTCGTAAACTTCATGGAACATCATGGGGATACGTATGTCCTGTAGAAACACCAGAAGGACATTCAGTTGGTATTGTGAAATCTATGGCTATGTTAACATCTATTACACAACATACTCCTGCGAGTGTAGTTCTAAATGTATTAGAGAATGGTCCTTCTCTTCAGTGGATTACCTCAATTAAAAATATTTATCATGGAACTATGATTATTCTGAACGGTGTTATAATTGCTTATACTGATAATCCTACAGCTGTTCATAACTATTTGCGAGCAGCTAAACGAAATTTCTCATTACATCCTCATACTGGTGTATCATGGAACATTCGTGACTATATAATTAATATTGAAACAGATAGTGGACGATTTGTAAGACCATTATATCGTGTAGAAAATGGTGAAGTTCTTCAAGGACCTCTAAATGAAAATAAAGACTGGAATGATTGGATTCGATCTAATCTAGAATATATTGATCCATGTGAAACTGAAGTTATTCGTGTAGCTGTGAATCCATCTGAAATTACAAAAGTACATACTCATTGTGAAGTTCATCCTACACTTATTATGGGACATATGGCAAATAGTATTCCATTTAGTGATCATAATCAATCACCACGAAATACATATCAATCAGCTATGGGAAAACAAGCTATGGGTATCTTTGCTCGTAATTATGCGAAACGTCTTGATAAGAATGGTTATATTCTGTGTTCTCCGATGCGTCCATTTGTAGAGACACGTATGATGCATACATTGAAAACTCATGAAATGCCATCTGGTGATAACATCATGGTAGCTATTGGTTGCTATGGTGGATACAATCAGGAAGATTCAGTCATTCTAAATAAAGCAGCAATTAATCGTGGATTATTTCGTACACTGTATTACACAATTTATAAAGATGAAGAACATCGTAATATAGCATCAGGTAAGGAAGAGAAGTTTGTAAAACCTAGACGTGAAAATACACGCGGATTTAAAACATCATCATATCATGCGGTAGGAGATAATGGTGTTCCGATTCTTAATGCTATTATTAAAGAAAATGACGTTGTAATTGGTAAAGTAACATCTATCAAGAATGACGCAAATGGATATCAATATCGTGATTCAAGTACAACTCATAAGAATTCTGAAAACTGTCGTGTAGATGGTGTTTGGCAAGATAGAAATTCAGATGGTTATCCTTTTGTAAAAGTACGAGTAGTATCTGAACGTGTACCTGAAATTGGTGATAAGTTCAGTTCACGTCACGGACAGAAAGGTACATGTGGAATCATGTTAAATGAAGAAGATATGCCTTATACAGCTACTGGTTTGCGTCCTGATCTTATTATGAATCCTCATGCAGTACCTTCACGTATGACTATTGCACAACTAATGGAAACAATGTATGGTAAGGTTTGTACCGAAAAAGGATCTCTAGGCGATGGTACTCCTTATTCACATCTTCCAGTAGAGAACATTCGTGAACAATTGCTTCAATTAGGAATGCATCCATATGGAAATGAGATTTTGTATAATGGCCAAACAGGTGAAATGATGGAAGCAGAAATCTTTATGGGTCCTACATTCTATCAACGTTTGAAGCACATGGTTTTGGATAAGAAACATTCGCGTGCGCGTGGCCCTATTGTATCATTAACTCGTCAACCATGTGAAGGACGTTCTAGGGATGGTGGGTTACGTGTTGGTGAAATGGAGCGTGATTGTATGTTATCACACGGTGCTTCAGTGTTTACTAAAGAGCGTCTGATGGATGTCAGTGATCCTTTTACGACTGGATTCTGTAAAGGTTGTGGAACATTAGCAGTAGTGAATCCTCTAGAAAATATCTATCATTGCGGTACATGTGGAGTACAAACACAGTTTGAAATGAAGACTATTCCTTATGCTGTTAAATTGTGGAGTCAAGAATTAGAAGCTATGCATATTGTACCACGAATGGTATTTGAGTAATGGAGATGCTATTCAAACAATAAGTCTTGAACAATTTTTAAAGATATTCATTATGTTCTCAATTTTCCAGTAATATATGATTTGAGACCAACTCTTTGTTCAACATATTTATAGATATTTGTAGGTCTCCAAACTTTTAGATTATATTTATTTTCAATCTCACTCCATATATTATCAATTTCCATGGATTTTGGGTTATAGTTTAAATACAGATTAATTGCCTTTGGACTTATCCACATAGCATGTGTTCCATATGAATTAATCTTATTTTTCTGAAAAAAAGAATTAATAGTATTTTTATAAAATATTTTATTTACACCAATATAGATGATGTCATATTTATCTTTAGATTCTTCTATAAATTTAACAAATGAGGGATCATTAATTTGACAATCATCTTCAAAAATTAGTAAGTCTTCTGGATAAGATTGTTTATATATTTCTTTGTGACTCATTGTGCATCCAATACCTCCTTTTTCATGAAGAATAGCTTCAAATATTGTTGCTCCAGTTAAATCTACAATTTGTTTAACTAGATCATCACGTTCAACTGCTTTAGTTATATGAATAACAACTGTTTTCATTATATTAATCATAACAAGAATCTATGCACATTGTTCCTTGGATGGTTTTCGAATAATTAAAAGATTATTATCATAATTATTTACCTTACTAGGAATACACATTAGATCAAATGATAGCTCAGGATATAATTTTCTCCATAAAATAATTTTTGATTCAAATTTTTGAATATCTTTAGTAATAATATCCTCTATAATAAATATACCACCATTTGCTAGTTTATATATAGAATTTTCAAAAAAGCAAACATTTGCTTCATAAGTATGAAGCCCATCTTCAATAATTATATCGAATGGTTCTTGTAAGTCGGGTTGACTCCACATATATTTAATTACAGGTGGACTTGTTTGATCACAAAAGTATGTTTTGATTCGATTTTCTGTAAAAAGAATTTCAGAATCGATATCTGCTCCAAAAACAGATGCATTGGGGAAATATTCTGCCCATCCACGAAGCGATGCACCTGGCTTACCATCTTTTCCCATGTTAGATAAGATATTAATATTATTGGTTCCAAGTCCGAGCTCGAATACTCTCAAATTTTCATTTCTACGGTTGACAAACAGTGAATCATAAACTAATGTATAATTGTGCCACGATTGAGTTATATTTTTAGATCCTTTATCGCTACCATGATTACCCATAATAATACATAGATCACTTGGAGATAAACTCATTTGTATTAAATATCTGAGATATTTTAATTATAAAAAAATTATATTTTTTTTAGAAAAAACAAAGTTATTTAGTTTAAATGTTCTATTATTAAAAATCTGTAATTCTATATATTTTTTATACAATACAGTCAAAATTGCTTGGTCATGTGTACTCCATTTTAAATTTGACTCTTTGGAATCTTCTGGAAGAATTAAGTCTGTTTTACAATAATCCAACCATTCATTAATAAATAATACAGAAGTATTGCTTTTTCGAATAAAAATTCGATTTGCATGTAATAATGGAAATTTTCTATAGTTTTTATTATTAAAACCAATCTTTTCAAAGATTTCAGACTTTACATGTTTTTCACAATGTAAATTTATATCTTCTGTCGCAACTAGTACATCATTATTTAGGTTATTAAATAAATGTTCAACATTTTCTTTATAATTTTCTATATCAATTAAAAAATTAGGATACCTTTCTACGTTTATATCTTGGTATATTAAAATTTCTCCAAAATTCATTTCATTAAGTGCCTTAGCAATAATATAGGGCTTCCATCTCCAATACGCATGATTAATTCCTCTATTATGTTCTTGAGGATAAGGTAGAGAAGTTGATAACTTAGGAGGAATATAATTAATTACATGTTCCATAAAAAGAGTATCATTTATAAAATCACTAGAGTTATATAACTTAATTTTATCAAAATGTTTAGAAAATTCAGAATTAAATTTTTCGGCAATAAGTCTAAAGTCTTTAGCTCTATCAGTTGGATGCCCTATAGTAAAAAAAGATATTAAATTGTGTTTCATAATATTAATATGATAAATAGAAAAAAGGTATCGTCATTTGATGTATTTGATACAATTATAGCTAGAAGATGTATAAACCCTGTAGATATTTTTGATAAAATTGAAACATCTTATCCATTTGTAACATTTAAATCTTTAAGAATACAATCTGAAAAAAATACACTTACATTGGATAATATTTATAGAAATTTTCAAAAATTAACATCTCTTTCTTATGAAGAAATAGAAAAGATAAAAGAATTTGAAATTCAAACTGAAATTAATAATTCATATTTAATTATGTCAAACTATAATCTTATTAAAGATGGAGACATACTTATTTCTGATATGTATTTATCATCGGAGCAGATCATGAGAATTTTAGTAGCGATTGGATTTAAGAAAAATGTAACAATTTATTCAAGTTCATGCGGCAAATCAAAATATGATGGAACATTATATAAATATTTAAAAGATATATATGATATAGAGATTCATATTGGAGATAATAAACATTCTGATATAAAAATGGCTTTATCGAATAAAATTAATGCTAGGCTTACAAGTATTCATAAACTAACACTACAAGAAGAATTTTTTATAAACATAAATTATAAAGATTTTGCTTTGTTTATTAGAGAATTTAGACATCAAAATCCATACAATGAAAATTCAGATGAGTTTATATTATTTAATGATCAAGCAAAGTTTAATATACCTTTTTTAGTTATTTTTTCTTTTGAGTTAAACCAAATTCTTTTGAAAGAAAATAGAGATACCTTATTATTTACAACTAGAGATTGTTGTCTTTTAAAACATATTTTTACCGCTATGTATCCACGATATAATTCCATAGAGTTTCAATCATCTAGAAGAATGTATTTAAATTATAATCAAGAATATAAAGATTACTTAAAAACTATTTATGATGACAATAAATGTTTAATAGTAGATCTTAATGGTTCATTTTCTACAGGTAGACAAATATTCATGGAAGTTTTTGGAAAATTACCCAGAGTTCACTTATCAGTATATCATAATTATAAAAACTTAGAAAGATTCCAAGGATTATCATCTTCTGTATTAAACAATACATGGGGAAGAGGTATTGAAATCTTTAATACCGATACAGTTGGTACATTAATTGATATGAAAGATGGAAACTTTATAAGAAGGCCTTTGGAATTTAATATGGATGAAGCTTTAATCTATAAAGAAACTACACTAAACTTTTGCAAATTTATTCATGATAAAAAAATACCAGAATTTAAAAATTTAGATAAACTATTAGAGATTTTTACTTTAAGATGTTGTTTTAGTGCAACCATAAAACAAGTAATTAAAGATGACTGGATTGGATTAGAAAAGCTGATAGATGAATCTAAATTATCACAAAAGAAAATTGGATTTCATTTTAAACCTAAACTTTCACAACCAATAAAAAATACAAATGTTATAAACAACGAAACTCCAAAAAAAATGAATATGTATCCAATCACAAGACTTAGACTTAAATAGTTTTAAACCATTGAACATTTCAAGCTGGCATCTATATTTATAATTTTAAATCCTTGAAGTAAGTTTTCTGTTGTTCATATGAAGCGATTGGGTGAATTGCATGAACCTCTTCTAGTGCATTCAGATATATGGACATATCAGAATCATCATGAATTAGAT